CCTTTATCCTCGAAATATTCTTTTATGGTATCGGTAACTATATCCAAATCCCTTTTTCTGCAAACAACCGAATCATGCTTTGTAAATACAATATCCGTACACTGTTTTATCAACGGGTACAGACCGTCTATAAATATCTTTGATTCAAGGTTCTGCAAATATACGGAAAATTTTTTATACCCCCTGTGTTTTTTAAAAGAATCTATATATTCCATGACCGAAGGGTACATTTCGTAAAGAAGCTCTTTGTGCTTTATCCTTGCCCCCGTCTTGTTGAACATTATCTGGAACATAAGTGTCTTTGCATCCTCTCTGGCTATCCCCGTCCTTTTGGATATCTTTTCGTACAGGTTTCCAGATATGGCATCTTTATAGAACATATCAAAATCAGGGGTATCCATTTCTTTTACGTTTTTCAGGTAGTTTGCGAGTATGGCGAACTGGCTGTTGGACAGGTCTATCTGCACAAGGTCGTTGTCCTTGCATATTATCCCGAAAAGGTCGGACTTCATGTTTGTAAAATTGGTATCGAGCCTTCTGTTCGTTCCGTTTCTTTTTGCCGTAAGGTCCCCGCCCATCAACCTGTCTATCGAACTTACGTACGACGCGTACTTACTTGTTTTCAGCCTCTCTGAGAACTGTTCCCTTCCAGCTATATAATAACGTCCTTTTACCTTGAAAAGTGTCTCGTACCTACTCTCTGCCAGTTTAAACGCAGAGGATATGGACATTGGGACGGAACTTCCCCAAGTGACCACGGTGACTGGCACCACGTTGTCCATATCCTCGTACTCGCTGGCAATGTATTTTTTTACATCAATGTTGTCACAAATATCTTGTGCCTTTTTATAAAGTTTTTGGTAGTCTATATTTACCTTTGACACCATGTCCGAGAACTCCTGCTCAAAAAGTACGTCATCCTCTTTTTTTGACTTTGATGAATACTCGTACGACACCTGTGTTAACGGGGCTTGGCAAAAAGTTGGCAACAACTTAAAATCATCCTGTAATTTAATGTTGTTATTTGAATTTATTTTTATATTATCTTTGTTAATAAAAGAAAAGACAAAAGAATATTTTGGGCAAAGACGCATTTTTTTTGCAACAGGTTTCCTTTCTTTGCCTTTTATCATGGTGAAGTCGTTTGTCGCCCTTGCTGTTGTATAGGAATCTTTTGACGTGTCGGTGGAGTACCCTTCTATAAGACCGTTTTCTCTAAGAGAGTTAAGGAACCTTAGATAGTTTCCAGAGTACATTTTTCTAAGGTAGCTTGCCGAAAGCTCGACATACCCGTCCGGGGTACCGTTCTGCAACTGTGATTTTGTAGTGAGAGTATGGAAAAAACGGAACGCCCTTTTTCTGTCGTTTTTTGACATGACGCTGTCTTTTGGAAAAATACGCTTTATTTCCCCGACAAGTGCCGAGGGAAGGGAGTAAGTGTATTTTTTAGTTTTCCGCAAGATTAAAATAATATAAAATGAAGAACCCCCTACAGAAGACTTAAAGTTGGGACAGTCTTATCCGTAGAGGGTTTTCGGTAAATAATCAAATATTATTTTATTGTATTTCTACATTGTTTGTCCCAACTAAAACAATATTTTAATACCGATGTATTCGTATGTAAAGAACTAAAAAAGGAGTCTGTGTCACCTCACAGCCAGTGCCTTATAGGTTTTCTTGTATTCGCCCCGACAGCACTTACCTTACGGGGTACGGTGTTTTTGTTTATTACTCCTTTATTTTAAAAAAAGACTGTTCAGACTTTGTAATCCTGCTTTCGCTGTTCAGATTCACCTGTCCTGTCTTTTTATTTTTTAATAAAGCCCCGCAAATTGCGCTTGTGTCAGAGGCGTGCGGGGGATTGATATCATATTGTTGAGCCTCCGCCCATTTTATCCCAAGAAAAATCTTGTTTTACAGGACTGTATTCGGTATCTCCTACAATATTCATACCAGTTTTTCCAAACTCTATAATATCATCGTAATCCCTATCCTCTTTCATAATTAAATTTTATGATTTAAAATACAAACATACGACTTTTATTTAACAATTCCAAATTTGTCAAACTTTTTATTCACTTTTATTTTCCAACTGGCTCTCTTTGAACAGTTTACGTATGACATTAAAGTTGACGTACAAAAATATTCCGAGTCCCGCGCCCAAGATAAGGTTGCTCCCCATCAAAATCTTTCCCCCGATACCCACCGCCAAGAAAGCGAGGTTGGTCATTCCAGTGGACTCCCACCATTTTTTAAGTTTTTCCATAATTTTTAAATAAGGACCGCCCTCTTAAAAAGAACGGTCCGTTAATAACAAAACAAACACAAATCAAAAATATCTTTACTCCTCATCAAGGCTGTTGACGAGATAATCATCGACAACGTTGCACAGAAGAGGCTTATATTTAAAAAGCATATAAAAGGTGTCGGCGATTATCTTTGCCGCGAGGTTTACCGTTATCCTATCTTCCGCGTAATGTTCATAAAACTTAAAAACTATGTCGCGCCACATATCCGAGTTTTCGTCTATGTACTTGTTGGATATAAGTTCCTCGGGTATCTTCATCCACATCTCGTCGAAAAATTCCTCTGAGTTCAGTTGTCTTTCCATTGGTTTTTGCTTTAAAGTACAAATATACAAAAAGGTTCCGAGATAAAAAAATTTGTCAATAATTTTAAATTTTTACAAAAAAATTTGCATATGTAAAATATTTGTTGTATATTTGCACAAATTAAGTTAAAGCTTTCTTAAAATATGTCCAAAAATCAATTGTCATTCGGCGCTATGTGCAGTTACAGCAACGACCTGCAACTCATAGAGATGATACTCGACATATATGTCATGGTGACGCCCAAGGCAAAGAAACTGATAATCCGCGAAAAACAGGCGCTGGCATACTACATAATATACGGTTACAACAAAGAAACGGTAAAGGACCTTGAAACGGGCCTGTCAAAGGACATAAGCAACGGATACGTCCGCACCATAAACAACAACCTGAGAAAAAAGGGATATTTGATAAAAGACATTAACAACACACAAAAGAACCACCTTTCAGAGGAAATGAAAAAGATAAAAAAAGAATTTGTCGAAAAAAAGGGAAGGCTCTTTCCAATAGGGTTTGTAAAAAAGTAAAAGCATGGTGTTATCGAACGTAGCGGGAAAGGAAGAGGTATTGGAGCGCGCAAGAAAGAACCTCGCCGAGAACTATAATATAGACCTGACGGAAGAGGAAACAGAAGAACTCTACGACATCACCGCAAAATACATAGCCGAAAAATTAAGGGAAAAACCTTTCTGCTCGGTGCAGATGAACTTTTTGGGAACAGCGTTCTATCAGCTAAAGACCTGCAAGGAAGTAAAATGGAGATTCAACAACACGCCGAAACGGTTCAAGATATGGGAGGACAGGTACGATATAATACAGGATTACAAGGACAGTAACAAAAAACTTGTCAACCGCGCCAAGAGATTCAAGGTACTGCACACGATAAAGAGCATCGCGTACAGGAACAAGAAAGCGGGGTGGACGATAGAGGATATAGAGGAAGACCAGAATAATGATAATTAATGGACTGGAAAAAGATAATTAAATCCCGTTTAAAGAAAAAAAGCAAGGCACCGGACTGGTACCAAAAAAGGCTTGATATTTGCAGGGGGTGCCCCCTATATTTCCACAACAAGAAAAACAAGACTTGGCACGACTGGAAATGGTACGTACTCAACTGGTTCAACGCACAATGCACACTGTGTGACTGCGGGATAAAGTACAAAGCAATACTTCCCGAGGAATACTGCTCGCTAAAGGATGAGGGGCTTGAACCAAAATGGACCGAAGAAGAGGAAAACTGAATTTAATATAAACATAAAAATGCTGAACATAACAAATAACACACCACAGATGGTCACACTTACAAAAGAAGGTGACCATAAGTTTGTCGCCGATTACGGCACAAAACAAAAAGGCTTTCAAAGTAAGTTTAACATTTCTTTAGTCTTTGACAGTGACGCTTCCGCCGTGAGCATACAGAGTGGTTGCACCTGCCGTGTAAAATCTAAACTCAACAAAATTGACGGAAAAAATTTTACCGCTGATATAGAGTGGGTAAAGAACAAGGACGCGGGGCAGATACAGAAAGACATCCACATTATGTACACCGAGAACGGTGAGCGCCACAAAACGACACTAAGACTAACAGGAAAAATTTCAGACAAATAATATAAACAGGGCTAAAAATACCCGAAGTGACTGTGGAGGACGCGCCAATGGGCATCCAGTGAAGCAGTAAGTAAATATTATCAACTTAATACATACAATTTTGAGCAGTACACATAAAATCGCCGCGATAAACGAGATAAAGGCATTGATAGGTGAATACCCAGAATATACGTTGGGTGAAATCCTTTTCAGTTTTCTGAGGATAGCGACTTTCGAGAACGGCACGGGAAAACTATCGGACGTAAAAGAACTCACCAACGAGCAGATATTGAACGCCATAGAGAGCGCAAAGACAAAAGAAACGGCAGAAACAGAACTTTTTACACAGTAGAGACATGGCAACAGAAAAAGAGATATCAAAAGAAGCAGAATTTTTAATTAAAAAAATAGTTACCGACTTCCAATATTGGCAGGCGTACCTGAACATTTTTCAAGAAAAGGAAAAAGAGTTCGGCGACAAAAAGAACGATATTACAAGGCAATTAAAGGAAAACCCAAACAGCGAACAGGCAAAGGACGCCATGATTTTTATACAGTACAGCTATGAAAAACATTTGTCCGACCTTCGCCTGCTTTTGAACCAATTGATAGGGATGTACAAGGTAGCCGAGGCACTTGACCTTACTACACATTTCACCGACAGCCTGAACGAAAAGATGCAGAGGGCAATGGACGCGGAGGGCAACAAATGTACGTTCTTTGTCGACGGAAAAAAATTGGAGGAGCGCATAAAAGGAGGTAGGGACAAATTTGTCAAAGAATTTGAACAGAACCCAATGTACAAACAGGTTATGCAAATGGTAGTTGACCAGATGGAGAAAAACGGCGGATAAAGAATGAGCACTTTTTTAAAATCTTTCGTCAAAAAGAACAAGCCCCAATTCCAAAAATACCAAAAGTACTTTAAGGACAACGATTGGTCAAAGCCACAGGTGGTAAGGAATAACGAGGGGAAAATAACCTATTCCAAATACTACTACATAAAGGACATAAAATTCAAAGGAGAAACGCTCGCTGAGGGAAAGGAGCCCGAATATAAGATACAGCATAAGATAGCGACCACGATACTTGACAGGTTAAAGCATTTTGTACAAAATACGGAAGCTGACAGGCACGATAGCAAAGTAAAGACTGAAATAAACAGGATGTTGTCTATTATAAAGATACACATCAACAGGATAGACGATTATATATCGTCTTCTTCTGTTTTGGGGGAGGTCGAAATCACGGAGAACGACGAAAAGAAGACGCAAAAGGATTACCAGAGCGACGAGATCGAGTTCGATGACATGCTCTATAAAAATCAGGCAAAACTAAATGATGAGATAACCAAGCTCAATATTGACAACCAGAACAACGACTCAATACTTGAATTAAGGGATAATAAAAAAGCTCCGTTAAGTCTACGTGAGGCGATAGAGAATGAATACCCCGAGGTGAGAAAAAAAGTAGAGTCTTTAGGGATAGATTTTACAAGCCCGCCAAAAAACGAGATGTTGATACACATCGAAAACCCACCAGTATGGAACGAGGAAAAACATTATTTTGAGCAGGATAAAAAGACGCTGCAATTTTACGTTGATGAATTTAAAAAAATAAGAAACGGTATAACAATCGACGGTGTATATATAACACCTTGGATGTACTGCCACCTGAATGTTTTTAAAACAGACATACCAGTACTTAAATTCAACGAGAGGTCTGGTATAATGGAGTCCAATGATGAGATGATGAACCCACCGCTTAGGGACAATGAGTGGTTCATAATACAGGACAGTTTTCAGAACGCACAAAAAGAAAACAGAATGATGTTTTTATGTGCCACCCGACGTGCCGCAAAGACAACATTGATAGCATCGCACCTACAATGGTCGGCGTTAAAGGGCGGAAAAGAACTTATAGTTGCAGGGGGAAGCGCAAAGGATTTGGGGCAGATAGAGAAAAATTTTAAAAAAACCGTAATAAACTGCAACCCAGCATTTGAACTGCCAAATACATCGGGTGACTGGACAAAAAAAATAGAACTGGGGGTAAAGAAAAGAAACCAAAAAAACATTACCTTCTGTACCCTGAACATTATAAACCTTGATAGTGGCGGGGACAGTAAGTCAGAGGTACTTGCGGGGTTTACGCCCGACGCCTTTGTACTTGACGAATGTATGAAAGCGCCGTTCATAAAACAACTCGAAGCTGCAAAACCTGCTTTTGAATCCGGGGGCGTAAAAAGGTGCGTTCCCATACTTTCTGGGACCGGGGGTAATGAAAACCTTTCAAAAGATGCCTTGACAGTATTAAAAGATCCAGAGAAAGAGGATATAACAGAGATGGACTGGGACGCGCTCGAAAGAAATATACCAAAAGAGCACATTACTTGGAAAAGGAGAAAATTTGGAACTTTTCTTCCCGCACAGATGAGCGTGATAACATTGCACACTAGAAAAGAGATCTCTTTAAACGAATATCTGTCTAAAGAAGGTAAAAAATTGAGTAAAATAAAGATACAAGTAACTGATTGGGGGGAATCCTATAAAATATTAAAGCAAAGAAGAGAGGACAGAAAAAACAACAAATTATCCCTTACAAAAGAGAAAGTATATTTTCCCATAAACCCAGAAGAAATATTTCTTTCAGGAAAGACAAACCCCTTTCCCCAAGAGGAAATAAAACTCTATAAAGAAAAACTTATAGAAACAGGTGATGTTGGGAGAAAAGTGGTACTCGGATATGATAAACAGGACAATATTGTCATAACAGGACTATCTGACAAAGATTACCCAGACGTACCCTTTAGCGGTGGTTTTCATGACTCCCCACCAACTATATATGAAGAGCCTTTACCAAATGCCCCGTTCGGTTTCTACCTCTGCGGTCTCGACGATTATAAGTTTGAAGAAGCTGACGGCGACTCACTTGGGTCATTTACGATAATAAGAAGGGATAACGGAAAAATAGTTGCGTCACTCCATACAAGGCCGGATCCCCACGCCCTGTTTTACAAGACTATCTACATGTTGATACAGATGTACAACGCACCCGTATTTATGGAAAATGCCGATATGGGCTTCAAGACATTCTTGGACGGTCTGGGTAGCCACATAACCGACAAATACCTTATAAAATCTTTTGACGGGACATCAGAGATAGATATAGACAACAACGGCAGAAGACAATTTGGATGGACTCCTACAAAAAAGAACAAAGATTTATTTTTTGGTATTTTAAATACAATCACTAAAAAAACGGATACTTATGAAGATGAAAACGGCAACCCACAAATAAAATGGGGATTTGAGAGGTATAAAGATATAAGGGTACTCGATGAGATGATAAATTATAGGCCCGGAGAGAACGTGGATACTATCATATCCTTGATGAGTGCGACGGGAGCGGACTATTATTTTAGCGCTAACGGGATGTACCCAAAAGTTCCCCTCACCGACGAAGAGATAAGACTAAAAGAAAAACGCTTGCAAGAACTAAAAAACAACCGTAAGCCAAGAGGACTTTTTCCGCAGGGAAGAAGGAGACAATGGTAGCGAAAAATTGACATTTTTGGAAGATAGAAAGAATATATGTACTTTTGCAGTTATTTTTAACACTTTAATAACACACATTGGATAGCGGAGAACAGGGCAACATTTATAAAATGTACCAAGGTATAGGGACGGGAAGCTACAGCTCCGCGCTCCCGCCACAGGCAATCCCATTGCACAGAAAGGGCAAAAAGTGGCAAAGGGCGTGTATGGACAGGTTGGAGGAAATAGGGCTCCAACAGCTACGACACAACTGGAAGTTCAATGACCTGTACTCTATGGTGGAGGGGAACCTTGCCGCTACCGACTACGAAAGACCGCCCGATTCAATGCGCCCCATTACCGACATGATGGAGGCGGCGGAGATACCCGCATACGTATCCCACTATGACCTTCTGGGACAATTGGGCAACCACTTGGCGGGAAAGTACAACGACGTAAAGGACAAGTTCCGCGTCGATTTCTTGGACCCGATTTCAAGGAACGAGTTTGACAGGGAGCTGACCAACAGGTTGCACGAATATTCCCAAAAGAGATTCAAGCTCGAACTCGACTCTACACTTATAAGAAGGGGGATAGACCCCAACAAACAGTTCGAGGACCCAAAGGAACAGGAACAGTACCTACAATATTTAGAACAACAGAAACAACAACTCGCCACCCCTCCGCAGATAAACGAGGCGATGAGGCGCGACTGGAAGCCACTTGCGGCAAAGTGGGCTGAAAAGACTTTGGAAAAAGAACTTTTAAGACACGATGCCGACGTAAAGGACCACCAATATTTCATAGACAAGTTCTTGACTGGAAGGTGGTTCAAGCACTACCGCATAGGGTACGACTACCACGAATCCGAAAGGTGGAGCCCTATCACGACATTCTTTTCACAGGACATAGAGATAGAGTACCCACAGAACGGTGAGTACATAGGCAGGATACACGAACTTTCCCCCTCGGACATCGTGAACCTGTACGGGTACATGATAAACGAGCGCGACCAGAAAAAACTTCTGAACGCCTTTGATTATGACGGGGGTGATAGTACAGGGGACGAACCATCATTTGAAAAGATGATGAAGAGCAACTTTGTAGAGACTGAGAGCCTGCCCGGAGAGGATTATTACGACAGGGAGGCGAACGTTGCAATACAGGAGATGTTCGGGCGTCCAATGGGGGAGCTGACCTACACCAACTCCGATGGGGAGGAAGTAACAAAGGCAAGCTGGATACCAAGCTACCACGACGGCCCGACAACCATATCGAGCTTGACGGGGATAAGAAGGGACATAGACGTGCGTACCGATACCATAAGGGTAGTGGAGGCATACTGGCGCTCCTTCGAAAGGATAGGCGTCCTTTACTACGAGACCGATTCTGGGATAATGGCGCGAGAACTTGTAACGGATGAAATATTGGAAGGGTTCTTGGAAGAAAAAGGGATAAAAAAACTCCGCAGCCTGTCAATAGCCGAACTAGAGGTAAAGGAAAGAAATGGGGAACTTGAACCGAACACTATTTGCTTTACCTACGCCCCGCGCGTATACAAAGGTGTAAAAATATGTGCATCCAACGGATACCTAAAAGAGGATTTGTACTTGGGTGTAGGACCAATGCCGTTCCAGATAAAGGGGAACTCGAACCTTTATAACGTGGAACTTCCCGTAACGGGGCTTATAACAAACTCCGAGGCGGCAAAATTAAGACCATACCAGATAGAGTACAACTACCAGATGAACCTTATGCACTCACTGTCCGAAAAGGAAATAGGGATGTTCTTTCTTTTTGACGTGAACTTCTTGACAAGCGACTTTGCCGAGATGGGCGATTCAAGGGAGGCACTGCTCAATATGGTGGACATGGCAAGGGATGTGGGGATGGTGCCGATAGATGCGTCAAAACAGAACCTCCGCGACAAACAAGGGGTACAGTACAACACGATGATGGCTCAGGACATAACGTTTGTCCCGCAGATACAGCAAAAGATGCAGATGGCCGAGTACTACAAAAGGCTGATGCTCGAACAGATAGGGGTAACACCTCAGGACCTTGGAACGCCACAGGAATACGTAACGGCAGAGGGAGTAAAGGTAGGGAACCAGAACTCTTTTAACCAGATAGAACACATATTTCAAAAAATGGACGCGTCAAGGCTAAAGGACCTCGAAACGTATCTTGCCGTCGCGCAATATTGCCAGACCAACGACAAGGACATTTCTGTCGATTTTATGGACGGTGACGGAGTTTTACAATTAATGCAGTTCTCGGATGAATGGTTCCATTTAAGGAAGTTTGGGTTGAGGCCCCTGAGCTCTTCCTCCAAGCGCAAGGAACTCGAAACCTTCCGAAGTTTCCTGCTCAACAACAATACTTTTAGCAACGATCTCGAGGATTTTGCCCGCGTTATATCGAGCAAATCTATGACAGAAACAATACAGTTACTAAAAGAGTCCAGAATAGAGCGACAAAAAGAAATAGAAGCTCAAAGAGCGCACGAACAGAAATTGATAGAAACAGAGGCTCAGAAAGAGATAATACTAGATAAACAGGATAAAGCGTTCAAGGCAAGAGAGAACGCACTTGACCGTGATAACAAGCTCGATAGCACGAGAATTTCTGCGGTCGCCAAGTCAGCTGATTCAAACGCCACCTTTGACCATCTTAAATATATAAACGACACGGCGGATAGGGTTGAAAGAGAAAACCAATCCAATAAGACCAATGAATTGAAAGACAAGGAGATAAACAGAAAGACTACCAACGATAACAGAAAGATATCTTTAGAAGAAGAAAAACTACAATTGGAACGTGAACGGCTTGAAGTAAAAAAACAGGAAATCGCCGCTGATAGATTTAATAGTATAGTAAATAAAAATTAACAAAAAATTGACAAATAAAAGTCAATAAATAATTAACGAGGTCAAATATTAACTTATTTGGCAGAATAAAACTTAATACATAGCTTTGCAAATGAAAAACCAAGAGAATACATTAGAAATACCTAACGGAATCGGTAACTTCAATTTTTCTGACTTGTTTAGCGAAGAACCTACAACAGAGGAATCAGAAAACGAGGATATCATCTTTAACGTAGAAGGTGACAATAACCAAGAAGAGGAAGAGCAGGAACAAGAGGAGCAGGCAACTGACCCCAAAAAAGATAGAAATACACCACCGACCAAGGAAAAGGAAGGTACAGAAAAAACGGTGGAACTTGAAAACACCCAACCGTCGGTCTACGCAGGTCTTGCAAAAAAATATATAGAGATGGGCTCTTGGCAGGACGCCAAGATAGAGATAGACGGAGAGGAAGTAATATTGTCCGAACTCGATAATATCGACGAGGAAACGTTCTTACAGATACAGCAGTCACAGGAAGCCTCGCGCAACGAGGATTTAAGGGACAAGTACATCAACAAAGAGGAACTTGACGACATATCGCTACAGATATTGGAGATATCAAAGAACAAGGGCGACCTTACAAAGATATTGAACGCCAAGAAGAACTATATCGACCCCCTTGAAAAGTTTGACCTAACGCAGGAATCGCACCAAGAGGCACTGGTACGTCAAAAGTATATGATAGAGAGCAACGGCAAATTATCACAAAAAGACCTTGACACTATTATAAAAAACCGCAAGGAGGACTTGAGCCTTGACAAAGAAGCAGAGGAATACGCAGAGGCACTGAAAAAAGGATTTGACGACTTTTTAAAATCCGAGAACGACAAGGCGTTGAAGGCACAGGAGGATTTTAAAGAAACGGTAAAGTCCACAAGAAAACAGGTAAAGGAACACCTTTCCAAATACGGGTTGAAAGATACGGCAATAAAGCCGATGCTCGATTTTATATCCGCCGACAAAGGGAACGACCCTATTATGCAGGCGGTAGAGGAACTCAAAAAAGACCCCGAGGCATTGTCCGACTTCCTTTTTTACCTGAACAACAAAGAGGAATATCTAAAGGCAATAGGTGAAAAGGCCACAAAGGGAAAGGACGTAAATGTTTTGAGAACATTGAACCTTATTCCAAAGAAACAGGAAACAAAGGCGGGCAAGCAACAGCCAAAAGAGGAAAAGGACCCGCTCGTATTAAGGTACATAAACTAAAATTAATCAATACATAACAAACACACACAAAAATGGCAATACAACAACAAGGAATTCCGACCATAAGAAACGGTAACCAAGTTATCGCTTTTATGGGGCAGAAAGAGGTCAGCAAGGCCTTTCAGGGATATTTTGACAACCCTTCCCTACATTCATGGTATATGGAAGACCCCATGGAGAACCATAGGGGACTTATGCAGTTCTGGAACCAAGGTTCCCCCAACCAGACAAAATCTATCTACGACGACCTTGTAAACAGCAAGGCCGTAATCGAGGTAAACGGATGGGACGGTGCATTTACATATGACGTACCTATCTACGAGGACAGGGGATGCTATACAGAGGCGGATATGTCCAACCAGAACTACGCTGGTGTCGACGGTTCTATTTTTTACATAGCCCTGAACAAGGAATTTGCCCCGGGAACGACTTTGACCTACGACTCTTTTGACGGGCAGCAGATTATGGTCGCCGAGGAGGAAGAGGTAAAGTTCACGGGAACGGGATATATCCACCCAGTGAAACTTGTAACGAACGACCCTGCCGAGTGGTACCAACCTTATAAGCTTGCAAAAGGTATCGAATACTTTGTAATCGGTCATGGTGTATCGGAATACGGCACAAAATTTGCAAAATTACAGATGCCCGACCAAGTAGGGTCAATGCGATGTGAGTTCAGGTTAGGTTCTACACGAGGTGTGGAAGGTTGGGTAACGGGTATGGCCGACTCAAAGAACCTTGGGCGCGCAGAGGCTACCGCAAAGGACTATTTGAACAAGATACAGGGTGAGATGGATATGAACGGTTACGGCGAATTTGCCGTACGTATGGACTTAGGTGCAAACGGACCTATCAAATCTACCGCCAACATTGGTTCTACAGTTGAATACCTTGTAGGAAAACAGTTGAACAAATTGACTGGTACGCAGATTCTTTTCCAAAGAGCTGGTACCATAAAAGATACCAACGGTGTTATCCGTTTCAACGAGGGACTTTGGCACCAACTTCGCCGAGGATTTATCATCAAGTACGGTAAGCCGGGAGGAATCACCTTTACCCACGTAAAACAGGCAGCGGAATATGTGTTCCGTATGAACCCAGACCTTGAGTATGAACAGAGACGTATAAAATTCAAGTGCGGTACGTTGGCCTTCGAGAACATGATAGACCTTTTCCAAAAGGAAATATTGGCACAACAAACGGCACTTGGACCATTCCTTGGAGCGGACAGACAGATACCGAACCCAGTTCAGGGAACCGACCCTACGAACCTTTCTTGGAGACCGATACGATTTACTTCCGTGTACGTTCCACAATTAGGTCAGGTAGAGATCGAGCGCGACGCATCCCTTGACCACGGAATGATGCAGGACCGTTTTTCAAAAGGTATGCACGGAGAGAACAAGGCGCACACTACATACTCTATGATTATATGGAACGCGACAGACCAAGTTTACTCTAACAACCAGAAGAACCTTCCAAAGAACACTTCACTTGTAGCGGGCGGCAACGCAAACTCAAACGTGTACATCGTGAAACCAGAAGGACCGATGCAGTACAGTGGTATGATAAATGGACGTTACGACATGAGAAAATCATCCGACATCGTGGCATCCAACAAGACCATTGCACAGGAGTTCTGGGCATACAACAACTGTTCGGTGTGGTTAGAGGATCCGAGCAAGTTTGTGATGATTGAACTTGAAAAGTCAGAGCGAAAAGGCTTTAACTAAGAATAAAATAGGAAACACCCCTCTTCCACAACGGAGGAGGGGAACGACCTAAAAACCAAAAACCAAACAATAATGGCAACAGCAAAAAAGACATCAGTGGTACCCAGCACCTTACAGGTAAAGGACATATCCATTGAAAAAGGGAACATCTATCAGGTGAGCCCAAAGTATGACGGTAGCGCGCCCGATGGGTTCAAAGAACACCGTACAACAAAATATTTGGCCGAATATGGAATGAACATAGAGGCAGTCCCTTTCAACAGGGACATGGGTGTGTGGGACACAGGACTCTACGAGGAGTCGCCATGCTATGCGGGAATGCCCTCCGATGAGGTAAAGAGGTTGGTTAACACCGCAAGACAGAATATCGTCGAGCCACTTGAAAAGACCTTGGGAAAAGGAAAACTTGACTATAAGGCAGACAATGATTTTTGGCTCGATTATGGCGTAAAACTGCACAGGGGACGGATATTCAACACAGAGCGTCCAGACCACCTACTCGAACTGTTCCAAGTGGCACTCCACGGAAAAGTGGCACCAAAAGGAGAGGACAGCAACCCCAACTACAGATATGCACAGTTTTCGATAGAGAACAAGGAACAGGCAAAGACCGTACAACAGGAAAACGATTCTTTGGATATACAAGCGTCAGGTATGTTCTACTCATTGCTAAATGGCGACACGGAACTTCTTTCGTTGGTAATGAACTATATTGGCATACCTATCCCCGGCGGAAAGGATATGGACAAACAGTTAGCATCGTCCGCTTTTAAAATGTACGTGGACGACAAAAAGAACGCCTACCAGAACAAAAAGAACTTTATATCCGCAGTAGAGCTCGGTTCCGAAAAGAACGGCTATCAAGAACTTTCATTTTACCAAAAGGTACAGAAGCTCGTACGCACAAAGAAGATTGCAAAAGAGCGCGAGATGTACGTAATAGGTGAGGAGCAATTGGGCACAAACCTAAAAGAAGTGGCAAGGACAATAGCCAAAAACCCAAAACTACAGGAGATTATCGTAGCACTCGAACAATAAAATATAGTAAATGACCACCGCCGAGGAAGCGTACAAACGCTATATAATAAAGTCCGAAAAGAACGGAACGAACAGCAACCTCAGCACAAACAGGGAAAGGTTCGTGGTCATGTACAACGAACTGTCGGTAAGGCACATAAAATGGTACCTCAACAACAGGCAGTACGATGAGTTAAAGGATATTCAGGTACTGCTTGTTGACGACAAGAGGATAGACCCTTCCAACACGCACAACGACCACGTCGATTTCAAGTTGCCGGAGGATTACTTAGAGGGATCCTATGCTTGGGCAAGGGCACAGAAGGGAAAGTGCACCAACGTACGCATAGAGCTTTTTGAGATACGCGACGAGGACAGGGGGCAGATACTGACAGACAGCTTTTTTGGACCCTCCTTTGACTACAGAGAGTTTCCCTACCACCTTTCACAGGACAGGATAAAAGTCTACAAGGAAAAGGACAGCGAGGTAAAGGACATGTACCTTTCATACTACAGACGCCCCAACCAGATAGGGCTACTTGACGAGGACAACCCAGAATCGGGATTTGACCCATCAAAGAAAATAGAGCTTCCAGACCAAGTGCTCGACAGGATAATATCGGCAATGGTAGGGGACTTCAAGCTCAACAACGAGAACCCCGCGTTCCAAGCGGACAAACTCAGAGAAAAAGAGAATATACAATAACAAACACAAATTTTAATCAAAACACAAAAAAATGGGAGTAAACAGAGGAATGGACCGTTTCTTGCCAACATTGAACGGTAACGTACTTACAAGCGGTGGATCATTGAACCTTGCAAAAGGTCAATTAGGTATCTTTGAGACAAAGAACAACACCAAGAACGGATTGAAAGCGGTGAGCAATTTTGCTGGCGCGCCAAAGAACCGAGAATATGAAATCAGGGTAGGTGTGGCACCCTTGGGCGCTGCACGTACACAGGACAGCAAGGCAAAGTCCACACGCGCCTTTAAACTGAGCGAGGTAGTAGGTATTGACGTACATGCACCATCGTTGAAAAAGACCGTGGACGAACTTCTTATCGGATACGATGGGATAAACGCATCAACGGCACTTACCTTTGAGACGGGTGACCATGAGGTACTTGATATCACCATTTCGGGAGCGGGTCTTGGTATCCTTGGATATCCGGGCGCAACCGAGACAGTACGTCTTTACTTCGACAAGGAGAACGACGAGCAGACCAATCAGGAAATCGTTGAAAAAGCGGTGGAAAGACTAAAGAACACTTGGTTAAAGGAGAGTACCCCTATCACCAACTACATCGACATCTTCCCCACAAACAGCGAAAAGGCAGATTTGACCGAGAACGGTGTATCGCACACTTTCTATACACTTGCCCTTAGCGGTGACCAGAACTCAAACTCTTTGGGGGACGTTCAGGCACAGTACAACGGGATAAAGGTAAACTTTGTTGACGGTAAGTACACAATATTGCAACCGACAGCGGACGACGCACCTGCCGACTATACAATGACCACGACTTCCGTACTACAGAACTGTGAGGACTGTCCTGACGGATATGACGGGTACACAGAAGGTTTTCTGTACAACGTCACCTTAGAGGACGACGGGGCAGACCTATCCACGACCGTGGACAACCTTCCGGGGTTTGTTGCGGGCTCGGTAGTAAGACAGGGCTCTGACAGCGGTAAGGGAACCTACACAATCGTGTTGGACGACAAACTGACCGACGTAGAGGTGGGCACCTTCGTGACAGCTAACCCGACAGCGACCGTAGACCTCGTGGGGGATCTTTCAAAACTTTGTATTGAGGAGACAGAGACAACCGTTTCTTGGGTAGCTGGTGACGTATGCTACGCAAAGAGCGAGACTTACACATTACAGTTGAAGGACGACGGTTGTGGCAACAGCCGATTGGCAGAGGTACAGGAAGCTTATCCAGACCTGACCATAGCCATTGCACAGATGGACGCAGGGGCAGTTAGCCAAGCGATTACACTTACTGGAACATCTGGAACCGCGAACATAAACGTTGAGGGAACAAATTATCTTGCCACCTTTAACAGCTCGCTTACACAGACAGCAACGGATTTTGTTACAGCACATGAGGACGATCTTGCCGCGCTTGGTATAACCGTAACAGCAAACGCAGCGGTACTTACCTTTGTAAACGAGGACGAGGATGCGGTCGATATCACCATCACAAACGCATCGGGCGACCTTGCGGGAACAGTGGCGGAACAATCAAATGTAGAGGGTAATATAGAAGGTGGATGCCAGACAGTGTACTCCACAACCGTTACCACGAATATTGTGTGCGATGAGTGCGACGTTATCTTTACCGACGCATTTACATCAGAGGCACCAGACCCATTTGATTTTACAGACTGGGTAAAAGAAGAGCCTGTATATAGCGAGACAGCTTTGATGGGAATCCGTATCAAGGGCAAGGAAACAATCTCTGCTCCGGGAGAGGATTTAAGAGATGCCGTACCGTTCTACAACAGCTCGGTTCGTATCGAGGTAGCGGGCGGATATCCTACCGAGACCTACAACTCCTTTAAGACAGGAAGAAAACGTTTCAACGTAAAGGTACTGTCAAGAGCAACGGAACTTGAGAACCTTGGTGGACAGCTTTGGGCATTTGAGGACAGGGACTTTACCTACTTTAACGGGTACCCACGCCACAGAAACATAGCTGACGGGCACATGAACGAGTACACCAAGCAGATTTTGGGCGAGGAGAGCGTATTAAAGGCAAACGCACAGTACGTAATCTACACCGTGACAGTGGCGCCGAGACTTGACCAAGGGGAATTGTTGCCTGACCATGTTGAGAAATTCAACTATCAAATAGCCGTGGAAGTAGGGAAGCACCTACCTTTGGAGGCACTCTTGAACGACCTTGCGGGAGCAGCGGGAGTAAACGGGGTACAAGCCTACGGAGCAGCAGTGTAAGAACAACAGACACACATATTTTTTAACCAGAGGACAAGGGAGGAGAAACAACAACTCCTCCCTTTTTTCTACAAAGAATTTTGAGACAAATGGATTATATAGGAAAGATAGGTGCCGCGATACTTGGTACCGTAGGACTTCTGTTCAGCACGGAACAAGTGGTATTGCAGGTCAACTACGTTTTTATAATAGGTGCACTGATATCTTCGATACTGTGTGCATATGGGCTCTACCACATAGTAAAAGACACAAAGGAATATTTTAAAAAAATCTAAAAAACCAGTATTTTATGGAACTCGAATACAACGTGCTTGCCATAGCACTGATAACATCTTTGGTGGGGTCGTTGGTAAGAGCGTTCTACGAGATAAACAACCATACGAACAGCCGCACAAAATTGATGTTCATAATAATAACGGCCTTTGCCATAGCCTTTTTGGACTACGAGCTTTCCATAAACTTTGACATACGTGGATGGGTGGGTATCATAGGGATAGTTGGGGGAATAATAGGTATAGGGCTGGTAAAGGTGGCGATAGAGAAGATGCCTGATATAGTACTCGACAAGGTAAACAGGATGCTTGGTGGGCGCGGAGAGGTATATGGATCTGGAAACGAAGGTAGTGGAAGATACGATAGATATGACTACGGCGACAATGACCATCACCACAATACAAAACAACCGTACAAAAGAAAATAGGTAGTTATTTCATAATAAAGATTTAATAAACAGGGCTAAAAATACCCGAAGTGACTGTGGAGGACACGCCGACGGGCATCCAGTGAAGCAGTAAGTAAACATTATTAACTTAATACATACAATTTTGAAGTACATAAAAAAATTTCAAAAAGAGAACGGGCTTTATCCTGACGGTATAATAGGCAAAAAGACCTTGACAAAAATGATGGAACTGTTCGGCACCAACAAAGAAGAAACAGCTTTTTTGCTTGGGCAAGCTGATGTGGAAACTGGGGGTTTTAGGTATGGAACGGAGAATTTAAATTATTCTGCACAAGGGCTGTTAGCTACGTTTGGTAAATACTTCCCTACGAAAGAGTTGGCTGATAAATATGCTCGTAAGCCTGAGAAAATAGCTAACAGAGTGTACGCTAACCAAGGTGGGAACGGAGACGAGGAGTCAGGTGATGGATGGAGATATAGGGGGCAAGGGGCAATTCAAATAACATTTAAAAACAACCACGAGCGTTTTGCCCAAAAGATGGGAGATATGTCCATATTGGACAACCCTGAAAAAATCGCTGATAAATACTACTTTGAATCCGCCCTGTACTATTTCAACGAAAACGATGTGTGGGACAATACCAAGACAGTGAACACGCAGAACATTACAAAAGTGTCAAAACATGTAAACCTCGGCAACCCAAATTCAAGATATACACCAAACCACTTAAAAGAGCGTATAGAGAGAACCAACCACTATTACAACATACTAAAAAACATATAAATGGCTACAACCGTACAATGGTGGAATCTTCCATCGGCAACAAAACAGATAATGACCATTCCACAGAATATAGATTCTTGCAGCGATAATGCGTTTTACAAGAGCCTTGTTCAGGATATAACTTGGTTCAACCTCCCCTACAGGATAAAGATTGCCGTGGAGGAACTCTCCAAAAAAACGGAGGACTATAACGGTCTGGAAGATTTACCGAACATAAAATTCCAATGGTTTGACCTTGTACAGGCCATAAAAATACTTAAAACAGAAATAGAGGGAATAACCTGCAAAGAATAATGGCAAACCTGAACAAAATAGAAATAGATTTTCAGGTCATAAAAACATATGACCCAAAAAAACTGTTGATAGCTGATACGAGCCAGTGGAGCCATATTTATGACAAGCCCGCCATAATCGAGGTGACGTTGCCGGGAAGCTCAAACGCGCACGTAAGCTACATAGACAAAAAGAACACGATACTTGTATTCAACTCAACGCTCTTGGGTATAACCTGTGGTGCGGGTTGTGAGGAAGAGCAAGTGGAACTACCCGACGGAATATACCATATAAAGGTAAAAGGTTCTCCCGACAAGTTTTACAAGGAGCGTTACTACATGCGCAGTGAGAGACTGCAACTTAATCTTGACAAGATATACACGTCCTTGGGATTTGATATATCACGGCAGGACAAAGAAACGGCAGAGGTATTATGGACGTGTAAGCTTTTGATAGAGGCGGCGGACGCATCGGCAAGGCTCGGTGAGATAGCAATGGCTGCGGATTACTACAAACAGGCAAAAAGAATAGTGGACAGCAAAATTAATTGTTAAAAAAGATGATAGAGATATACGCAAAAGGCAACTACTTTTTTATAGAAAAAGGTGAAAAAAAATGGACAGAGTACAAGATACATGTAAGGTTCGACAACAATGTAAAGGACACCGAACGGTACAATATCCTGATAAACGACAAACTACAGACAGAGATATCAGGGAACAGTTGGAAAAAGTTTACCAACGAGGGTTCAAGGTTTGCATCACAGGAAGCATTTGACACCTTTATATTCGCCAACACGGGTTTTAAGTCAGCCTCGGGAGGTAGCGGGGCAGGGATTGAGGAAGCACCCGAAGATGGAAATATTTATGGAAGAAAAGATGCAGAATGGGTTGAAGTTTCGGTTGATGACGAATTGACCCCAGACGAATTAGCGGGCATCCAAAACGCAAACGGACTTAGCGGTGCTAATCCTGTTGCTACAATGGGGGATATTCCAGAAGTATATATACCTGATTTGGATGAAGTTTTAAACGTAGGAAATATATCGGATAAAGATATTTATTTAAAAAGTACAGATTTGTCTCGTCAGAGTTGGTACAAAAAAGAAGGCTTTGAAACCATATATTCAGGCATAATTACTCAATTGACGGAAGGTCGTTTGGTTTTTACGACAACATCTTATACTGGCTCGGCTGTCTTTTACATAGACAGACTAACCAAAGGGTACTCATCAGGTCCTGTAACGTATTATTACCCGAGAGATAATTATTTTGGTGTAAGCACGAACTTTAGGCTTTCAACTGAGGAATATACTTCAAGAAAAAACATCAAAGAAGTTTCCGCATCAACCTACACCTTATTAGCAACGGACAAGGATTTAATAATCCATTTCACCAACGCCACGGGATGTACCGTTACCGTTCCCGCTTCTCTACCAATCAACAATCGGTATGAGGGCAAACAGCGGGGGACAGGTCAAATAACTTTTGTTGGAGCAAGTGGAGTAACCATAAACGTGGGCGCAAGTGAAACCAACAAAACATTGGAGCAGTTTAGCGTTTGGGGATTAGATTGTGTTGCAACAGATGAATATGATTTATTTGGTAAATTAGAGTTAGCTTAATATGAATACACAAGCAATATGGGTATTATATTTTTAATTATGGTAAACGAACAATTATAATAACCAAAAATATATAGACCAATATAATGAACCCAATACTAAGACATATACTGATAGGATTACTGTACGTTTTTATGTGGTTCTTGAATCTTATAGTCTGCCCACTTATATTCCCGTGGGTAAATAAGATAAGAAAGAACAAGACACCATTTTTAATATGGTTTGTAAATACAGACGAACCCACAGACACGGAAAATAATTACGGAGCGGACAAACAGAGGATTGAGTGGGGTATATATGACATAGAGAGCAGAAATCTTTTTACCAAATTTTGGTGGTATTTGAAATGGAACATAGTACGCAATAGTTTCTTTTATTTTAAGTTACATGTAATTATTCCAAAAATCGGCACATTGGAAAACATACAGTACAAAATAAATACCACAGAAAAGGACGGGCTAAAATGGTGCGACTATAACGATAGAGGAACAATATACACCACCTACGAGATAGACGGGCAGAAACACTTTAGGTACAGCCATACAAAAGAGGTAAAACTGCTGTGGATATGGAAAAGAATACAGAACGTCCAATTTGGCGCATCGGGAACAGAGGACAAGAACCGCTACATATACAAGGTAAAGCACAAAAAACCAAACAAATAGCATGTCGAGCCAATCAATATACATAAAGACAATAGACAGCGTAAGGAACACCCTTGAGAAGGACATGTTGAAACAGGCCAAAAACTTTTTGTTGAAAGAAAGGTTTATGTTGGGCAATGGAACCGACAGAAAACAGCGAAACCACGCACTTATGACATTGTCCTATATCTGTACCGAGAACTGTGAGCTGATAGACAGTATAAACGCACAGTTAAATGGATGTGACGGCGCAGCATACGTACCAGAGGAAAAAAGTGAACTCGAAAAGATAGTATCAAGAGAAAATACCTACCACAACTACTCCCAAGCAACAACCGTTTCAAATAGTGAGTGTGCAGATTGCGTAAACTGGGAAAACAAGAGTTGGTAGCAAAAACATAAAGACCAAAAATGGCAGAGAGACCACTTAGATTCATAGCTGACACAAAGGTTCCAACAAAATGGAAGCCCGATTATTTCTATGCCATATACCTTGGCGGAAATGACGTGGAATGCTATGTAACGAGCCAATCGGGGGTACCAAAGAGAGTGGGCAACACCCAGATGATAATAGATATTATCAACGAAAGGGGAGTAGATTGGGGCAATATAGGCGGTGACATATCCGACCAAACAGACTTGGTAACCTTACTGAACCTAAAAGAGGACAAGACCAACAAGGTACAGGACGTATCTATTATAAACCACACATTGTACCCATCGGTACAGACAATGGTGGACTATATAAATTCCTTGATACCCAATGGTCTTATATCGGGAGGTATCGTCACTTGGAGCGGGAGTGGGTACGTGTACGATGTTAGTGAAGCCACGGTCAAAATAAATGGGACGGTCTATAACATACCATCAGGGCAGGTAACACTACAGGGCTCGCACCCATCCCTCGACAGGATAGATGTGGTGTACGTTGACATAAACGGGTTTGACGTCCTGACGGGAATCCCCGCAGAAGAGCCTGTCACACCGCAGGTAAACGTGGGTGAACAGGTGTACCTTACGTCCATAATAGTGTCCGCAAACACTGTGGAGCCCGGCGGGGAGGTCGTTACAGAATGGGTGTACAGGGAAAACCAAGAATGGGTTGGCAGTTTTACGGGTATCGGTACAGTGGACTTTGAGTCTACGACAGACCCTGAAAGCGGTGTTTATTCGGTAGAGTCTACGGACGTAGAAAAGGACAACCTTATCATATTTGACAAGGGCTCACCTTTTGAACCAGATGATTGGGATACCCTCAGCTTAAAGATAAACCTAAAACAGCCGGTCGAAAAAGATCTTTATCTTGTCGTAGGGTACCTTGACATAACGGACAACCCTGTGTCCAACCAAGTACAGCTCCCAATAAACAGGGACTTGACTGGAAGCTACCAGTTCACGGCGGTACAGAAAGAACTTTTTACGATAACGGGCACGGCACAAAAAATATATATAAAACATACAAGACCCACCTTTGGAACCTACCCGATAGGATATTTCTTGGACGACATAAGGTTGCAGTCAGGGGTGTCACAAGGCAACAACTTGCAGCACAACAGCTTGAACGGGCTTAATGTAGGCGATTATCAACACTTGACGCAGGATGAGAAGGAACAGGCACTCAATCCAGAGGCAGACAATGTATCGGTAACACCTTTTGGGGATATAGTGTCAACGGACGTACAGTCCGCAATAGAGGAGTTGCAGGACAACATAACCGAAAGTATGCACGACCCCGTTACCGTGACCGATAGTACAGATATAGACTTTACCTTGACGGGGCAGGATATAACCGCGGAGATAAAAAACGGAAGCGTAGGAAGGGTAAAACTTACAACAGAGATAAATGCATCCTTGGACTTAGCGGACAGCGCTATACAAGAAGTATACAACCCCTATGGTACAATAACTTTAATGTTATTAGACCAAGCAAATCAAACCGACCAACAAATAGTTAAAGTCACCGATGCTTCCGCAGACACAAACCTAACCTTCCCCACAGGCGAAACAAGAAAGTACGCCTACTACCAGTACTTAGGCACCACCAACGGAGATATGACCGATTACAGATTGGTTAGTGCGCCTTATGGGAATATAGGGAGTTTACCAGATAATCTTGATATTAGCGAAAAAAAATGGGTAATATTTGGCGATAGTGTTTCATACACTACTTCAACGATAAAATATACAGGAAAGGTTGCTGAAATTTTAGGATTCACAGGTACGGTTTCAAACGCCGTTCCTGGGGACAACATTCTAAATCAATCGGAAGATTTAGATGCGCTAATTTTAGGCGATTCTAGTTATTTTTTAGGTTTTGATATTTGCTCCATTTTTCTAGGGTATAATGATGTTCGTTATTCAATTGAACTTGGTAAACGTAATGCAACTGTAAATTCTGAAAGTTACGCAGGTAAATTAAAGCATTTTATTGAAGTTCTAAAAACTTCAAATCCAAAATTAGAGATTTATATTATTACACCACCTGAAATAAATCAATCAGGTGGTGGGGCGTTTACATACAGAGATAAAAACGGGAATGGTTGGGGAATGGTAGATTTAAGAGATTTGATAATGCAGATATGTTTAGACTACTCAGTTCAATGTATTGATTTATACTCTCTTTCTGGATTTAATTTACAAACAATAGCAACTTATACAACAGATGGACTACACCCTAACGAAGATGGGCATACTTTGTTTGCTGATATTATTTCCAAAGCATTTTTAATTAGAAATTCAAAAACAACATTTAATGATAGTTCGCTTTTATCGTCAACTTACGGAGAGCCAAGTGGTTCTGATAAAATTAAAAACGTAGTTAGTTGCACAACGACTGAATATGCGTCAGGAACAAAAATAGAAACTACCTTATACATTATAACAGACGCTTAGATGGGAATTAAATTAGGAAATACAGATATAGATAAAATCTATCTTGGTAGTGTAGAGATAAATAAAGCCTACTTAGGTGATGTTTTAGTATATGAACCTTGGATAGGACCAAACACCTTTATAGGTGGTATTGGAGCAGTAGCAAATACGCCCGCTTTGTTAGCTACTGCTTTAGGTGGAATTGCCGAATCAGATATTACTGATTTTTCAGTAGATGGTAGCAATAATGTTGCTTGTAAAATAAACAAGAAATTAGTATTATCTAATAATAGGTTTTATGCCCCTGGATTTTATGATAATATAATTACTTATTGGTTTGATTTACAGGGAAAAATTGAGGGTGTTGGAACAAACTTTATGCGTGTCCAAACCAATTTAAAAGCAATATATTTCCCTAGATTAAAATCGGCTGATAATTTCTTTTGTTACAATACACCAATACTTTACAGATATTTACCTAAACTACAACGTGTAACATTAGGAAATTACAAACCTATATTTTCAGGACAAAGATTGTATGCGCCTTTGGCTGAACTTGGAATATCATCTGGAGACAATAATACTTTTCTACTTGTAGATTCAAATTTACAATTATACACCAATATTCTTAATGAAACTAATAACGGAGGTAGTCAAGATGGAGATATTGATAAATTAGTATTAAATGGCGGTGAAGCACATTTTATAGCAAACACAACACCACCTGCAAATATTACGGATTTAAGCGTGAGTGTTATTACATCTACAACTGTTATATTAAATTTTACACCCCCAACATCAACAAACTCACTTTCTTTTTATGAGGTTTGGTTAAGTGATGGAACAGATGACCCTATACAACTATACACACCTTTTAAAGAAATATATGCAAGTGGGCAGATATTAATAGGGTTAGTTTTAGGAACATCTTATACTATAAAAATCGCTGCTTGCGATGAGTTTTATAATGGTAGCGGATTAAGTGAAACGCCAGCATATTCAAACGAAATAACATTTTCAACACTAATCGTAGGTGAAATAGCAGATTTAAACGTAACGGCTTTTGACGATACCTCAATCACTTTGGATTGGACTACGCCAAGTGCTGATAATCCTATTGATTATTACGAGGTTTGGCTTGATGGTGTGTTTTTAGAGAATACAACCGATGCAACGGAAGGATGGGTAATTACTGGATTGACCGCTTCCACTTCCTACGATATTACTTTAAAGACCGTTGATGACGTAGGAAACAAAAGCGGGTTTAGTAATGAGGTTACGCAGGCTACAACGGGTGCTTTTGATTTTGCTACTGATATGATTGGTTATTGGAAACTTGCGACCAATTCCAATGATTCAAGTGGTAACGGTAATAATGGAATTGATACGGCAATGACATATTCTGCGGGTTATGCGCAGTTTGGTGATACAAGAAATATAAGAATACCGAACGCTGCTGGACTTAATCTTGACAATGGTGCTTCAGATTATAGCGCAATGTTTCTTATTTCCTTTATTTGGGATGATAAAAGCGGAAATCAGTTCTTTATAAGTAAAAGGGGAGGTTCGCTTAAGCAATATCAAATAGTTAAAATCGGTTCAAATCTACTATTTTATATAGCAACATCATTAACTAATTACCTTGTCTTAACAATACCCGATTCATTGTTTACGGCAGGAACTTTACATACCATTCTTTTTAAATATGATGGTTCAAAGGTGCATACGGGTCTTTCCGCAATTTTAGATGGCAACACATCAGTAGGCACAACATCAATGACGGGAACATATACGGGAATGTCTACAGATACAAACGATGTCTATTTTGGATCACTATACAATAATGCTCTTCCCCTAAAAGCAAAAGGAAAAGAATGGGCAATGTGGAGAGATAGACCTTTGTTCACTGGTGCGGAAGCAATAGAAATAGATTATAGAGTTAGAAATGGAATACCTTTAATATAAACCTATGAAAACCCTATTCCTATTAATCCCGTTCCTAACCTTCGCACAAACTGAAATAGACGTTGTGAAAGTTTATGAAGATGTATTAATGGGGTACGAAAGCAAACAGATTTACACCGTTTTGATTGAGAAATACGAACAACGGAACGACACGATTAAAGTTGAATATTATAAAATTAAATTGAAGGAACTATGAAAAACAAACTAATTTTCGGAATAATAGGAGCTATTGGCACACTTGTACTATACCTTTTTGACAAAGAAGTCTTTGCTGTGGCATTCGGCGGAATTGTGTACGGCATATACGAGCGGTTCAACAGTACCGAAAAAGTAAAGAAAAAGGAAGTCGAGTCAACGTGCTTATTGTTTATGTAAAAGACACTTTTGATAAAAAACTTAATCTAAGAATATATAAAAAATGGGAAACTGTAATAAAATAAAGAATACCTGTCCCGATAGTACATTTGCTACCTGTGTGGATTATGAAAATACATTGGGAGATAATACAAAACTAAACCAACCATGTATAACACTCGACGACACCACGAAAGACTTATACGAACTGGTAGACGACCTTTTTGACAAAGTGGATTTATCAGAGGTGCCGAACGATTGCCTTTCTTATATAGGCGACAAGGACATCAAAAAAGTTGTACAGAAATACGAGGAGGAAATTTGCATGTTAAAGGAAAAAGTAGCAACACTTGAATCTACCGCAATATGTGACATGTCCATCGAACCCTGCGATTTGGAACTCGGCAGTCTAGTAGACAGTTGCGGTGAAGTGCCAACAACGTTAAAAGGACTGTTGCAGACCATGATAACACAGATAAACACAAACACAGCATAAAAATGAAAACCTGCCAAACAACGACAATACCGACAGTGGACAACACCGAACTGGAATGCGAAGATTTCCACAACTCCAAATGTGTACAAATGATAGAATTGCCCAATGATATCAACATATATTTTGGATGGGGTGACACACCCACGCTCAACGAAGTGGTGGAATATATTTCCACAAGGATAATAAGCCTTACGGAAAGAGTAACAACAATAGAAAATAACTTATAGAAATGGGATGTAATAAATGTAACAATACTGTGCCCAACTGCGGGTGCAAAACAAAATCTTCCTGCGGCTGCGCAATAAAGACAGGGACAGAGTGCGTTACCCTGAACATAGACCTTGAGTGTGTCGATTTTGCACGTGGTGGTACATTACAGGATGCACTTACCGCTATTGATGAGTACCTGTGCGAACTGCTTGACCTTATACAGAGCGCAGGTAGTTTTGTCATACAGAACGTAGGAGGCGAGGCAGAGGTGTACAAAGGTATCTCCCCTAGTGGAATAAGACAGTTCAGGACTCTAAAATCGGACAGTTTGAATATATCTACGGTAGGCGACAACATAACCATAGAGATTTCAGACTTAGGTATAGAACAATATATAGTGAACAACCTTTATACTGGCTCGGAGGAACTCGGTACATTGGGAAAACCCTTCAAGACCATTGCGAACGCCATTACGGCTTTTGTTGGTAACGGTACCGCCGATGCGCCCGAGAACCAGAACGCCACCATTATAGTACAAAAAGGAAATACCTATACCTTCACTGGAAACCTCTCTTACAGGAACCTTAACGTAATATTGGAAGAAGGGGCAGTCGTAAACCATACACCGTCAACAGGATCTTGGTTTGTCGATTATGATACTTTGACCAACATAAAATCGACGCTCAACCTAACCGTTAAAGAGGGTGCGGTACTGACACTTAACCAAAAAGGGTTTAGGAACATAGGAAGTACTGGTGGAGCGGAACAGTTAAATATTATAAAGATAAACGGCTCAGGAAAAATACAACTCAGCGGCGCAAGGGCATCGGGGTACACATTGTTTGAGTCCAACTATTCGAATGCCTCTGGGTATGGGATGCCCGCTTTCCAAAATTTTATAGTGGAGGGCACGGAACTGGTGTCTGTGGAAAAGGATTTTTGGAACATGGGGAGGGAATCCGAGACCATATTTACCAACTGTAAGATAAGGCACTCTTATAAAGGTTCTACTATAAACATAGCATCGGAGTCCTTTGACCAAGTTGGGGGGAATATAACGTGCACCAATTGTGAGTTCTATATAAACGGCACGGAAAGGACAAACTGCTTTACCCTTGAAAAAGAGACATCTTTTGGATGCACCCTCACACTTGACAAATGCAGTCTTTTGTTTCCCGATACCATAACCAACTTTTTTTACAGGTATGGCACGAACAACCCAACGGTGATATGCCAATATACGTCCACGACCAATTCCATACCGCTGACCAATATCTTCAACACGGCATCTGGTATATGGACGGGGATATATTTCAGGTACAATATATTCTCAGGGGGGAGGCTTGCCAACGATACTGGCGGCGGGGTGGTCTCCGCAGACCTTACCAACGCCAACACGGTCTCCACTTCCAACCTTATAGGAGGCAGGAACATAGCTACACTCTCAAGGTACGCCAACAGATCTGCCGCGACGTCCGCCCTCACAACGGGAAGCCTTTTCCTTAACACAAACTCGGACAACGTGGACAACACGACTTGGTTTGTGGACATAGTGATATAAGAACAAAAAGGGGTTTTTGGTTTTCCTCTTTGAAAGGGAGGGAAGAGGATAGACCTCTTCCCTTTTCTTGTTTAAAAATTGACATTTTTGTACAGGACAAATAATAAACGTATATTTGTTGAAAATAAATAATTTTTAAGTGGTATTATCTTTTAAATATAAATTAAATCCCAATAAAACACAACAAGAGTTATTTTCTAAAACCTTTGGTTGTGTAAGATTTATATGGAATCACTACGTAGATGTATTTAAAAGCTATCATAAAGAAAATCTTCCTAAACCTATTTACAGAACTCCAAAAGAACTAAAACAAGAGTTTGAGTGGATAGGGGAGGTAAGTCAAGCAGCACTACAACAAAAAATAAGAGACTTTCAACAAACTAAAACACAATTCTTTAACAATAAACGTAAGAAATTAATAGGCGCACCCAAATATAAAAATAAATATTCAAGGCAAACCTATAGACTCCCCAATCAAAAATTTAAAATAAAGGGAAATACAATACAACTTGAAAAAATTGGTAAAGTTAAGTTTAAAAAAGATAGGAATATACCCAAAGATGCCTATCTTTTAAGAGCCACGATATCAAAAGAGTCTTGTGGCGACTATTATGTATCAATATCATTTGAAATAGAGAAAACAAACTATGAAAATAAAAAACAAAAACCCAATGTAGGTATAGATTTAGGTGTTTCATCACTTGTAACATTAAGTGATGGATTACAATTTGATAACCCAAGATGTTTTGACAAGAACCACGCAGAACTAAAAAGGGCACAACGACATTTAAGTCGAAAGAAAAAAGGAAGTAACAGATATAAGAAGCAAAAATTAAAAGTTGCCAAAGTACACAAAAAAATAAAAAATCAGAGAGAGTGGCATCTACACAACATAAGTAGGTATATAGTTGATAACTATAACGAAATAGGAATGGAAAATTTGGATATAACCAGAATGCTAACATCCAAAACAATGTCAAAATCAATATCTGATACGTCAATGTCTAAACTTAAAACTTTTATAAGCTACAAGCAAAAATTTGGTTACAATAAAGATGTGGTTCTTTTAGGTACTTTTGAGCCATCAACAAAAGAGTGCCACGAGTGTGAAAATATACAACATGTGAAATTATCAGACAGGGAATTTGTATGTACAGGATGTGGTAACATAAAAATGGACAGAGATTTGAACGCTTCCAAAACAATAAAAAGAAAAACCGTAGGAGTTAATGCGGATTATAAACGTGGAGAGATAGTAAGACCAAAAGTTCACAGCGATGTGAAATGGAGGCTAATTTCGTAGAAGCGTTGAGAATTAAAATGAATATTATTTATCATTAAAATTTATAACTATATTTGCAACATTATGGCTACAGAAGGTAAATTGGCGGACAGGTTATTGAACGCCCTGCGCAGAAAGTCTAAGGACAGGTTTATGTCCAGAAGGTACGTACTCCATATTGCCCGAGAGAAAATGAAGTTCTTTTTGGCGCAAAAGCTCTCTGACATGACATTGTACAGGGAGGAGAATATCTTTACCGACATACCATGTCTTGAGATGGAACAGATACGTTCCGTAGATTGCCCTATAGTAGAGTTCAAAAGGTGCAGCATTATTATGAAATCCAAGGAAAAACTTCCAGAACTTATCTTTTCAAGATATGGTGATTCAATAAGGCTTGTATCCAACGTGGATGATTCTGAAAAGATAGACAGGACCACCCCCCTAAAATATATAAACGACAGAAAAAGAAAACCTAACAACAACAAACCATATTATTATGTAAGGGAGGACGGACATCTTTACATAGTGGATAGATATATAGAGGTAGTGAACGTGCAACCATTGACACTTGATAGAATGGGTGCAAAAAAAGCATCGTGCGAGAAATGTGATGAGTGCATATCCCCGTTGGACATGGAGTTTGTAGGGAGTGACAAGCTACAGGAATTGGTGGTGCAGGAGACATTAAAGGAACTTTTGGGGAGCTACATGCAGATACCGACCGACAACAACCCAAACAACAATGAGAACACATGAGCGATAAAAAATTGAGCTCTAAAAGACGTACGACAGGGCATCTCTTCCCCCACGACCAGACAGCGTATTTTTTTTACAGGCGCCACAGAAAGACGGATAATCCCATAGGAGAACACAGGACGCGATTCAAGGAAGCAGTGTGCGAGATTTTCAGGGCAATGTCGGAAGTAGCTTGTGATCATGAAGGGGGTCTTTGGCTCGATGAGTATGGATACTTGGCAGCGGTAGAGGTAAAGTACATACGTGACAAGGATACATTGCACCACAACAAAACATTTGTCAACGACAAGATATACACATTGCAGATGTTTACCGATGCTACAAAGAACAGTTGCATAAGGTATATGTCTATGGACAGGTCATTTTCAAAATACGCAAAAAAATGCCTGTACAACATGTTGCAGTACGACAGAAAAAAACCTAAGATATACTACACCTTGCTAAAAAAACTAAAAACGGGCAAATAATGACCACACAGCAACAAATATTCGCCGAGGTAAAGAATACATTCAAGGCGTACGATTCGGAAAGCCTTCTGGACGAAATATCAATGGAGAGGTGGATGAAGTCCGAGCTAAAAAGATTCGGTAATAATATAATGGTTTACACCGATGATGTGGTGCATGTAAGGAATGGCAAAGGAAAGCTCCCGGATGATTTTTGGAAGTTAAAGGCCGCGGTAAAATATAGTCCATCACACTACGAGTGCGATGAAAAGGACAAAGAATTTATAAAAAAGACCGCTTTTTGGATAAACACAACAGACAAGACACAGACCTTTGTGGACGGAAATCTTGTGACCACAACGGTAAAGAACACCGTTAAAGAGGACTATTATATAAACGACATAAGGGTAACACTACACTATTCCAACCCCCAAATCCTAAAACTTACAAAAGGTTTCAACAGAAAGGCGGTGGAGACGGACTGCGCCAACCTCCCACACAAACTCACCGAAAAAAGGTACAACGAGATAAACATACTTGGTGATTATATACAATGCGATTTTAGGGAGGGGTACATATATGTGATATACAAGGCACTTCCAATGGATGAAAACGGCGAGATGTACGTTCCCACCACACAACATGACAGGTTAAAGGAGTACATAATTGCCTATCTTGAGTATAGGGTGGCAAGGGACATATGGCTCAACAATGATGACCCCAACATAACCAATAAGATACAATACCTCGACCAAAAACAACAGGAACTCTTTTCCCTTGCGATGACCGAGACAAAAATGGAGACCCTTACAAAGGACACTTTCCAAGAACTCAAAAAAAGGAACAGATACAAGTACACCGCTGTTTCCAACATGTTCCCCCGATAACAGCACCATTAGATGGCCAAAAAAGAATTTTCCACATCCATAGGCAAAATAGGAATGAACCGTGACGGGCATATATCTGCCCTACGTCAGGAAGAGTACAGGCTTGCCCGAAACACAAACGTTGTCGAGGGGTTTTTACAGAGCGAGCATTCCAACATACTGACCGCCAAAAGACCGGGGTACAAGGTCATAGGTCTAAAGAACCATAACAACAAAGATATTACCTACTTTTTCTTGACCAACCCCACAACGGGGTATTCGGAGATAGCATCCATATCCAACCTGCAATATATAGAGAACGAGGATGATATCCAAATGGATTGTGGAGACTGCAACATAAAGAACGTCCTTTCAGAACCCTTGGAAGATACCGTACAGACACCTACGCATACCTTTACGACACTTATAGAGGACAGTTGCAACGGATGCCTGAACTTCTCTATAGACCATCCGATACATTTTATAGTGATAAAGGAGGAGGTCACTGGCACACGGATATATTGGACAGACAATTATAACGTGCAGAGGTATCTTGACCTAAACAGGTTGGACGAGTACAAATATACGGGAGACATAGTGTGCGGGGAGGACCATACAGAGGAGACCTGTCTTGATTGCGACAAATTAAGGATGTTCGCCCAAAGTGAGCATATGGTGATAGAGCCAGACACACTACAATCTGGGGGAAACCTTAGAAGGGCCGTATACGAGTTCGCGGGCGCATATTGTAATAAAGAGGGTGTCGAACTAACTGAGTACCATTCCTTCACACAGCCTATACATATATTTGACAAGGAGAACAACGTACTATCACAGACAGAACTTTCTGAAAGGACTTCTTATGCGATAAAACTGAACGTATCCAACCTTGACAAGGACTTTAGGTATTATAAAGTGGTGGTAACGATGACCACCGACCAAGCCACGCAATATTTTGTAGAGGGTATACATGGTACAACCGACGGTACGGTGATATTCACAACAGAGGACAATAAACAAAGGTTTGATATAACGACTCTCAACCAAGTATTTCCCGTATATAGAAAAGCAGGTATATTTACCGAGTCCAACAACAAACTTTACCAAGCCAATGTACAACAGGAGGTCGATTGGAACCTACAGCCCGTTGTAAACTTTATGGGTACTTTTGCAAAATGGCTCACGGTGGAGGCAAGTGAAAAGTTGTACGAGAACGGTGTCCTTAGTGCCAAGTACAAAAGCAGGATGCGGGACGAGGTATATCCCCACGGAATAAGGTTCAAGACATCTGATAGGTACACCACACCTGTCTACCCACTCATATCCCGCCCCCCTACAACGGACGAACTGGAAGAAGTAGATAACGATGAGACACAGAGCGTACTGAGGAACAATATAGGCTGTGAAGCCACCGAACGCACAAAAAGATGGCAGTTCTACAATACTGCTACAAATGAGGGAATACTTGACTCCTATGACGGAAGTGGTATACAAGCTTACAGGCAATCGACAAAATACTGTATACAGGAAAATATAGGGCAGATACCCGGCGCAGGAGAATTGCTTATTATAAATCTTGAAGAATTTGAGGAATATATTGACCTTGAAAGTTTTATAAACGACAATTACGAGTATATATACTATTACAATGGAGGGGACACCACTATACTCCTTATACAGGAATATCTTAACACCACATACCCAGACTGCCCCGACGTGGACAGGCTCGTGGAATTAGAAGGTACATCAGGTACGGCCAATATTAACGTAGAGGGAGTTGATTATCTCGTAACGTTCGCGTCCGACCTCACCACTACGGCGGACAATTTTGTAACAACGCACGCCGCCGCATTATTAATAGAGGGTGTGACGGTAACGGCAGATGTGGGAATACTCGCCTTTAAAGGTATGTACCCAACGGTTATAACTATTACCACCTTGACAGGCGACCTTGACGGCGAGGTATCGGAAACATTATTTCCCGACACATGTGAATACCCAGAAAAGGATGGTGACCCAAAACTATCAATAAATGGTGTAGAGGGAGAGGTCGCGATGTTTATAGAAAAAGAAATCGAAGAATACATACCATCCACCCCACCAGAATACTGTTATGTAAACGAATATGGTGATGACGGACAAGTTATACAGGATGAACGTATAGACCTTCTTATTCCAAACAGGTGGTTAGATCCTACAACAACAACGGAGACGCTATTTTTAGGAGTAAGAGTCTCGACAGAATTCCAAGAAAAGTGTAACTACGCGGAAGAAATAGTACATAAAGTTGATGAAGATATAGTAGGACAGGCTTATCATTTAGCGATATATGGCACTTTACCTGAAACGGAGCCGGGAGAGGGGGATGAGATAGTGCTGGCAGACCTTTATGATACAAGCTATACTTTTACGGTAAGTAATTCTGTAACCTTAACAGGAACATCTGGAACGGCCAACATCAATGTAGGAGGCGTAGACTACCTTTCTACTTTCAACACGTCGCTTACACAGACAGCTACAGATTTTGTAACTGACCACGCTGCTGCATTGGACGCGCTTGATATCACTGTTACGGCTGATGGGGAGACACTTACATTTATATCATCGTCATCTACTATTACGATAATAAATCTAACAGGAGATTTAAATGGCACTGTAGTATTGGGGCCAAGTGCCAATGGATGGTATCCGGGGCTACATAAGGGAGCAATATGGTTCAAAGGATTTGTACAACCAGATGAGCCAAGGTTTGTATTTGACATGACACCCCTTACAAAAAAGCCTTGGTATGAAGTTCCACAAAATGGAGAGACTTTTGCCAGAAGATTGGACATAGTTCGGCAAATACAAGCGGTTTTAAAAGTGGAATCGTCTTTGAGGGTAAGTATATGGGACAATTGCAGTTCACGAGAACCTATTAGAACGTATATATTTGAAAAAGATGATGGAATATTTCAAATATTTGATACGGAAGACACACTCAGTCCTGATTACCTACCGCTTACAAGAAAAAGTTTTTTAGTTTCGGTTGAAGCACCTATATATAATTCTGTTTCTTTTTCTGGAGATATAGAACCAGATATTTATATGACAGTACCCCCTTGGGACTGCTTTTCTATTTTTACCCGCCCAATAGAGTTTTCAGAGGTACGGGTGACATTTGATAGTATAGGGATTAACAAGAGCCAAAAATATGTTGCCACCTGTATGTATGAAGTGCCACAACCAAATGACTGTGCACCACAATCATTTGAGACAGGTAAGTTTTCCTATTGGGAGAGTATAGAGACATATCCAGACAACACACAACTGTATGATTCTTCTGGACTTATAATAACGCCAGATGACATTCCAGAGAGCATAGTGGACGAGTTTGAGGAAACATACACAACAGGAACTGCGGAAATATACACTTTAAAAGATTCAAATTTTATATGTCAGCCGATAAGACATTTTAAGTATCCAGATTCAGCGGTATCCCCTTTCATATCACCTATAGAGATGGCACCGTTTACCGACTCGATAGTGTACCCCATAGGTATGACCATAGACGAGAATATTATAAACTCTTTTTTGGATATAGCTGTTAACAATTCTTTGATAACCCAAGCACAAAGGGATTCCATAGTGGGGTACGAGATAATGTACGGTAACAGGGTCGGCAACAAAAGTATACAGGCAAAAGGAGTGGCCTTTGATAGTATGAAATATACAGAAAAAGGAAAAGATGTAGAGTACTCCAATTTTCCATTTAACGACCTCGGAAAGAACAAATATTTCAAGGACAACAGTGACGACCCATTGGAACATCCTTTTAACAGTGAAAAGAACCACAAGTTTATGTTTATGTCACCAGACATATACAGCAACATACAACTTAACCCCACCGAGGTGAACATAGAAGGGTACCTTTTTGGCGACTCAACGAACACTATTACCGAAGTAAAGGATCACCCCAAATGGGTAATATTGGGCAAGGACGCAAAAAAGACCGCTACAAAACTAGCCGTTATAGAGGGTGTGATAGAGGTGGCGCTCGGCCTTACGGAGAGTATGGAGGTATTCCGACTCGACTTTGGCTTTGTGGTCTCCCTGAACGTGGCGGGTATAATACTGTACATACTCCGTGCGATAGCTGTTATAGCGAACGCTTTTGTAAAAGTAGGGCAGTATAGGCTACAATGGTTAAAAACGATAAAGGACCTTGGGACACCGTATAATTTTGCCTCACGCAACACAGGGGTAGGACACTACAATTACATGCTCAACGAGCACCAGCCCGAACAAAGGTTAAGAGGGATATCCGGGATAGGAAAGATAAACAGCGGTATAAACAACATAACCGATAAACAGGGAAACATATCCCACATAAACAACATAGATAGGGAACAGAGCTTGTATATTTCTTTTGGATATGATGATAATGACCAACCGATACACATAGAGTATCCAAGCGAGTATATAAACTACGATAATAATGAAAGAAATTATAGCTCTTCGAGTAGGTTTACGGCGGGAGAGGAGAATTGCCCAGAGGGAAAATCAGAAGAATATATAAAAAATGTTGCATCCCCCTATTTTTCCCTTAAAAATTATGTCCCCGCACAATATGGTACGATAGATAGTGTGGTATGGCTCACGACTTCTTATAATGGGAACCTGAAAAGCCCGAACACAACACCAAGAATATTCGGTGGGGACGTCTTTATATCCAGATTTGCAGAAATACGTAAGATACCGTTTTTCTTGACAACGGCTATGGGGCAAGCATCACTTACACCGTTTGACTATGAGAAGTACAGTAATCTGGGCACAAGACCTACGTACTACTGTGATTATGAATTTGGCTCGGATACCAATTTTGGTGACATACTTTTCCCCGACTTAGATTCAAAGTATAATTTTGACTGCTTACGTGGACAGAACGGGTTTTATATAAAACCTCCCGCCAAGTTTTACCTATACAGTCATGGTATAGCATCCTATCTTGTGGAAAGCGAGATAAACTGTAACAACAGGTATGCAAAGGAAGGCTTGCTGAACAGTTTTTACCCGCAGGAACAGGATTATATAAGACTGACAGAACAAGTAGACAGACCTATAAGGACGCCAAATACACTTTTTTACAACAACGCCTATTCAAAGAATATAGAGAGCCACCCCTATACGATATTACCATCTACCTATGATAAGGATACTTATGAAAAGATAGCAAAAGGTGACGGTACGATAATAGCGTCCGAGCCCGACAACAGCGAATATGGGTTTACAGATCCTTGGCTGATATATAAGCCCAACAATTTTTTTAAGTTCAAGTCATCGAATGGGGGTCTTGTATCATTGGACACGATAGAGTCCGAGCAGATACTGGCACGTTTTGAAAAGGCGTTCACCATACTCAACGCGTTGGAGAACAGTGAGAGGATGACACCCGAGTCAAGGGTAGCTGGAGAGAACAGGTTACTTAACCAAAGACCTATAGATTTCAACACCACAGGACTTGGGTATGGCGGAACACAGAACAGGACAATAGTGAGCTGTGAATATGGGCATATATGGGTGGATGCCGAAAGAGGACAGGTGTTCTTATTGCCACCGGGAGGAAACGGGTTACAGGAGATATCAAAGTCTGCGGGCAACCAACCAACCAACATGAAAAGGTGGTTCAAGGAACATCTGCCGTTCAAGATAAAAAAGAACAACCAGATAGGAAATCCCGAGGATATAGACACCGATAACGCCTATAAAGGTATAGGGATAGCAATGGGTTGGGACAGCAAATATGAAAGACTGTTTTTGACCAAGCGCGACTACAAGTTGATAGATAAAAATATAGAGTTGTGCTATAGGGACGGAAAGTTCTACAACGTATCCGATGAAATAATAACCCCCCTTGTGTCCCAATATGAGGGTGAGGGATGGACATATGAGTCAATAGAGAAATGTAGGATAAAGTTTATAAAGGAGGGTGTATTACCAAGCACTACAAATATATATACTTTCTTTGACGTTACATCTATGGGAATAGGAGATGTAGAGGCCGCTTCGGGGGCATTAACAGATTGGTTTACATCATATCAAGAGGATAACCCCTCGTTTGATGGCAATCTGTATATCCTTCCAATCTTGACTGAAGCATACCTTACACTACATATACTCTTGAGAAGAGGGTCAAGCTCCTTGGTAGGCAACAACCCCGATAGGCCGGGGGACAATTATATGGCATTTGCTATACTGCCACCCAATTTTTCTCTTGGGAATGATGACCCCAACCCTTTATGGACACCAGAGGATAGTGCGGTACAGTTGTGTTTTGTAGACGAGGTGCAACCCGATTACCATAACTCAATCCCCAACGATTTCTTAGGGCAACCTACCAACAAATTCAAAGATGATTATTTAATGTACAAAGTAGGCTTACAGGAATTTACTTTTCTGAAAAACATACTGTACCCTATACCAAAAGGAGGTCCGACCGATAATCTTGTCCTACAGGGAATTGCCGCTATAGAGGGAAAGATATTGACACCAACAGAACTTGCCGAATTTGATCCGCAGGTGGATGTTACGGCAATACTCTCGGAGAATCCTTATTTCAACGCAGTGATGCCAGACAGTTCTATATACACGCCATTAAATGCACTCGGGTGGAAAGGTGTCTACAACAAAAAAAGTCCCGCGTCGTCAGTATTTACCTCGGAGACCTTTGGACAGGAGCTCACCAATATAATAAGGGCTGGTAGTAGTGGGGAACAAGAGGCACTGTTTGTGGATCTACCGGAGGTGTTACTCACAGATACCAATTACTTTAAGGACGTATCTTGGACCATATCCTTTAACTTCCAGACAGGTAAGTGGGCAAGCTATTTTGACTTCAAACCAAACTACTATCTGGCACAGAACAACTATTTCCAATCGGGAGTAAACTACTCCACGAACGATGACAGTAGTGAGGAAGGTCTTTGGAGCCACCTACTTACCAACAGGAGTTTCCAAGTGTTCTACGGAAAGGCATACGATTGGGAGATAGAGGTTCCGATACAGAACAAGGGGTCAAAACGTTTCCTTGAGTATACGTCCTATATCATGGAATCCCTGAGATACCACAACGACTATGATTATTCCGAGACACAGGAAGTGGGGTTTGACGAAATGTATATTTATAACAATACGAACATAAGCGGAAACCTTGTCCTTGACAAACAGAAATCTTTGTCGCAGATATCCAAGTACCCTATTACTGAGGGGAACCAACAAAGAATATTACAGGTAAACGATGAAGGGGTGTGGAACGTAAACTATTTCTATAACCGCACAAAGGACCAGAACAATAACGTACCGTTGTTTACCTACGACGAGAACGAGATACAAAAGCACATAAACCAACAGGCGGTGAGCTTCTACGGCAAGAGGACACTTGAAAGATTGCGCGGGATGGAATTTTTAATAAACTTTAAATCCAAGGATACCCGCCACAAAAAGATGTTCAGGCTCGGGTTTACAAAAGAAAATCTATACTTGGAATAATGAGATTAGGTGACAAACAAAAACCGATACAGGAGCGAAAAAAGCAGGCATACCAATTCTTTTTGGAACGTGGGTACACACCCGTACAATCAGCGGGTATAGTAGGAAACCTTATTGCCGAGAGCTCACTAAACCATCAAGCTGGAAAGAACGATAAGGTGGAAAACTCCATGGGGCTCGCACAATGGAACGCAAAAGGTTCCCCCGAAAGAGTGGAAAAGTTCCAACAACTTTATGGAGTACCTATAAGACAAAGTACTTTTGAACAACAGCTTGATTATGTGGATTGGGAGTTAAAAAATAAAAAAGCGTTAGGGTTAGAACATTTACAAAAAGCTACCACTCCTGATGAGGCTGCACTTGTTATATCAAAATACTATGAAAGGCCACACAAAGATTACGCACACAACGACCGTAGGATAAACAACGCACGTAACCTTTTACAGACCTTTGAGGGAATGCAGTTTGAACCACAGCCACAACAAACAGTACCTCCGACACAAAACACTGACCAAGCACTGACCGAGCAAAAAACAGTACAGCCCAGTATATTTGACGAAAATTTGACATTTTATGAAGAACCAAAAATAAATCGTACATTTGTATCTTTACCTGATATTCCCGACGACAACGGCCAAGAGAATGGTAAAGAGGACGAGGAAAGTACAGCAAAGACCGCGCTCGATAAAAAGATAGCTGAAAGGAACTTTTTGGTAGGTCTGTTACAACAGGGGGCTTTTAATTATGTTGCGCCTGAATACAAAAGGACAAACGCATTTGCGCAACAACCGAGTGTTATGCAATCGGGAGGTCAAGTAGATTATGATTATTTTAACGACCCAGAACAATTATTTGTAAGAAATAAAGAGTTTCAAAAAGAAATTCAATTTTATAATGATTACTTGAATTCCCCTGTGTACAAAAAAAGAATAGAGGGAATGGGTTGGGAAAATACAGAACAAGTAATTAAAGACAGACTCAATAATCTTAATACAATGACTATCCAAAGAGGGGATTATGGTGACTATGGTTCTAGTTATAAATACAGGACAAATAAAGCCTATGTAGACAACGGGGAGATTAAAAACAGAAATTCAGATAAATCAACTATAGCTGCCCATGAAATATCCCATGGGATAGGGAGTATGGAAATACGAGGAAATTCAAAAATACCTAATCTTAACCTAAATGATAATGAGAGACTAAATATAAATAAAAGAAATAATGCCTCTGACCCACATGATTCTATGCCATCAGAGCTTAAAGCTGAAATAGATGCGCTAAGATATAAATTATTTGAAGATAAAATATATGATACAAAAACACAAGAATTTAATAAATATTTTTTAAATAAAGCTAAATCAAAATACAAATCAAATAAGGATATAAAAAGGGTTTTTGATAATGTAAAGGACGATGATTTAATTTGGTTAATGAACAATATAGCTTCCACAGAAGATATGGACAACAATAATATATTTATAGCAAAAGACGGTGGAAAAATAAACCCTTGGGCAATATGCACCGCGTCTGTTGGTAGGGACGACAAGGAAAAATACGAGCGTTGTGTACTGGAAATAAAGAAAAAACATGGAATGATGCAGGACGGTGGAAGAATGGATAGAGATGAAGAGGTAGAAAAACTTAAAATAAAAGTTAAAAAAGAAGAGTTTCCAACAGCAAATACTTGGGGAAACATGTTTGGAAATGTAGGGCAATATTTTTTAGGTATAGAGGATAAAGATTTAATAGAAAGTTCTTACAGACCAACTGTCACCACTGATTCAGATAATGGGAATATAAAATATTATACTCGAACAGGTATGAAAGAAGATGTTTTTAGAGACTTTATATCACCAGAAGTCAAAAAGGCATATAACCATAATGGTACATTTGAAGATATATACAAAGGATTAAAGTCTAATGGAAAGGATAGAGAACATAGTGCCGAAGAAGCGTTCCCAAAAAATAAGGCTGGATATAAAGGAATGTATAATCTTGGACATGGTAGTTTTAAAGGAGAATTTAATTTAGGAAGATACAGAGTAGATGCCGGAGAGGATGAAAAAGGAAGATATATCTCTTTTAGTGATGTATATGATTGGAACGGTATGCCTGATAAAGAAAAAGCTATACATTACTATGATAGAATATACGAAGATGAGTGGAAGAATTTTAATAAAAGATACAAAAAATCTACAAAATGAAGACCTCAATAGAAGGATACAGGCACAATTCACCCGACAACAAAGAACCGTCCGTTATAATACCGTCAAATAAAATCGACATGAAAGATACAATCCACGAATACATATACGCAGTACCCTACAAAAATGGCCAACCACAAAAAGCCGTTCTGATGAAACGTGGTGGGGAGTACAATTTTGAGGGTGCCGATTACGTAATGGAGATACCACATATGCAGATGGGCGGTGGTGTGCAGTACCCATATCAACCCACACCAAACTATTTCTCTCCACAACCCAATTATGGTAGTGTATATTCAGTCGATGCTAACGGAAATCCTGTTAGTGTACCATCCACGGGCGTAATGACGCAGGAAGAAGTGCAAAAAAACCAACAGGCTCTTGATATTATGTCACAAGGGCGACAATTAGTTCCCCCTACATCACAAAACCAACAACCGGGAATAGTGTCACTTACCGATGAAGAGTTAGGTATAAACCAACCTATTGATACACAAGAACTTGATTTACAGGCTCAATATGATAGGTCGGTGAAAGATTTAGCTTGGGCAAAAACACTTCCAAAAGATAACGCTGCGGATAATTACGACACCAACCTTAGCAACGATTATGAGCAGTGGCTAAAAAATTCTGAAAATAATACTACAATACCAGAGCACAATGTACAGAACCCAAACCAATCCCAACTGTACAATCCTTATTCCTCGTATGATACCAGTAGCGCAGCCTTTACGCTCGGTAATGCGATAGGTGGTGGTACTCCCGCTTATAGGGGAGGACTCGCCGCGGGAAAGATAGCTCTTTCTTTAACAAGGGATATAGCTTCGGGAGTAGGTGCGGGAAAAAGACAAAAATTTTTACAGGATGAATACGACCAAAGGACCCGCGACAGCATAACGGGATTAGAGGACGGTGGTCAGTTCAATCTTTCACAGGCACTTTTATCCCCACAACAGTTTATGCAGAGTGGTGGGCAGATGTCACAAGCCCAATCATTGACAGGTGAATACCTACAAGGACAACCAGATGGGAAAGAAGAAGGAACGGTAGTGGAACTTGAAAAAGGAGAACATGTGCTTAAACCCGACGGAACCGCATCAGAAGTAGTAGGGCAAAAGCACAGTCAAGGAGGTGAAAAACTTACCGCACAGCAGATAGAAGAAGGCTCAATAGTAATATCCGACCATTTAAAGGTAGGGAAAAAGAACGCAAAATATTTCCGCGATAAGTACGGTATAACCCTAAAGGCAAAGGATACCTATGCCACGGTCATAGACAAAGTAAAGGACAAAGTTGGTATCACAAAAGTGACAAAAGAGCAAGAGGAAGCCTTTAAACAACTTGAAAAACAGGAAAAGAACACCGAGGACGACAATACAAAGAACATCAACAGGGAATTTCTTTCAAAAAAGATAAACGACCTCGAAAAGGAAAAAGAGCAATTGGAGCCCGCAAGGATAGAGGCAATGAAGGAAGTTTATCAAAAACAGGAAGAATCAAAACCAAAAGAAAAAAGTGAACCTTTGGCGGATCCGAACTTAGTGGCACAACTTGCACAACAGAACAGACTGGCACCCGAGGAGGCGCAGGGCATAATAGAACAGTTTTTAAAAGGTGGAGAATACAAAAAGATGTGCAAAAAGATGCAGGACGGAGGACCTCTTACCACAGAGGACATAGCCAGCGTAAACGAGGCAACGGGAATAACCTTTTCCGATGAGGCTGCAAACTCCCTTTTTATAAAGGCGCCGAAAAAACAAACGGTACAAGAGAGCACCGACCCGTTGAACTACGGATGGTACAAGGATGAGGGATACATAGATGTACAGAGAAACGGAGAGGACTACATCATAAACCCCACCCCAAAAAATCCCTACAACTACGTGGACTATATAAAGATGGTCGACAGGATAAAACAGTTGAATCCAAACCAAAAAATAGTGCCCAACTACATACCCTTTGAGAACAGGGCATCCTACCAAAGTGGGGGAACCATAAAGTACTCAGACCCAAAAGCCATTGAGCAGCTTGAAAAACTGCGCAAGAAATACCCCGACAACTTTAACCAAGCGTTTGAGGTAAGGGATACGGACGGCAAAAAAATATACGTAAGAAAAGAAGGGTTCGATATGGCGGACGCAAATACTTACTTCTTTACCGACCTTAGTAAGATAACCGCCGACCAAAAAGAGAAAGAAGTGCCATTGGACTTACAACCAAGACAACCTAACATATCAATAAACGGAACGGGATTACCGTATGGGTACAAGGAAATAAATCCAATGGACGGACTTCCCGATTTTAGTAAGACAGTAATGGACCCCCCTGTTGACGGAATAGCAAACACCGACAGCACAAAACAGGCAGGGAACCCTTTACAGAACCTACCGTTGTTGCCCGACCAATCGGTATTGCCACCGAGCAGTATGCAACCACCGTTAAAGGTGGAGAACAGATTGCAGAGGGTGGACAGTGTAAACATATCCCCAGAGCAACAGCTTGCCGAGAACCAAAGACAGGCACAGGCAATACAGAGCCTGATAGGTGATTTGCCCCCGAACCAACGCGCGGCTATGATGGCACAGATACTCGGGCAGACACAGAACGCCAATAATCAAGCCATCTCACAGGCGAACATACAGAACGCGCAGATTGACAACCAGACACAGCTCTATAACGCGCAGATAGCGGACAAAGAGGATTTGTTGAGAGGGGAGAATGCACTGAGCTACGAGGACAGGGTATTCAGGACACAAGCGGTATATGACGAGAACATCAACCAATACTACGATTATCTTAGAAATGTAAGGACCCAGAATTTTAACGACGTGCGCAACCAGAACACCATCAACCAAATGTTTGAGAACTACAATGTCGATAGCAACGGTAATATAATACTCACCCCGCAGGAACTACAGCTTGCGATTTCAAGGGGCACTGTGCCGACAACTACTACCACAAAAAAGAAATAATAGATGGCCAATTACCATTCAATAATTCACAATTACGGCAGACCGCAGAGCAACTTCAACCAAGAACTTGCCCTCCAAGCACTGTCCTATAAACAGGGAAGGTACGATGCGAACGCCGCAAAGATACAGGAGACGTTGAACGCCTATGGGGATATAGAGCTCGCAAGGCCAGAGGACAGGGAATATTTGTACGAAAGATTAAATAGGCTTGTAAACAACATAAATGGACTGTCTACCGCCGACCTGTCGTCTACCAACGTCACATCTGGTATCATGGGCCATATATCAAAGGCGCTTGACGAGAACGTACTAAAACAAATACAGAACACCCAGAAGATAAAGTCGTTCCAATCACAGGTGCAGGAGATAAAAAAATCAAAACCCGACCAATACAGTGATGTGAACTATCAAGTTGCGCTTATGAAATCAGGGTACGTTGACTACATCAACGGAAATACAGATGACCTTGGCGATATAAGCTATACCCCACATGTTGACGTAACGGGGGAAATAACCAAAAAATTAAAGGATATAACCGCCATTAAAGGTGGAAAGCAAGTAGTTCAGGTAAGGGACGGACAGGGGAACATAATAGAAAGGGAGATAGACGGGCTCACACAAACGGAACTCGAGGCACTTGTTCCCACACTCATAGACGACAGGATGCGCGCCCAGCTCAACGTAAACGGATATTACAGGTACGGTGGCAGTAAAGAGGCTGCGGTAAACAGTATACAGCCACAGTATGAAAAAAAGCTTGCAAGTATAGAGACGGAGATAACGAACCTACGGACACAGATAGACAGTCCAAACGTAGACACCGCAACGACCGAAAAATACAGACAGCAGATAAAAAACCTTGAAACACAGAGAGAGGTAACACAAAAGACCTACAATAGGTTATCAGAGGGCGACGCTGGGTTTATAGGAGGTTACCTTGAAGAGCAGAACCTTGTATCCACCATGTCACAGACATTGCAGGCACGCGCATCTGAAAAATATCTCTCCGACAACGCATACTGGAAATCCTTGGAGCTTGCCGAGAAAAGAAGAGCCAATGACCTGAAAGAAAGAGAACTTGTAGGACAGGAATCAATACCTTCCGTTACCACCGCCCCGATAGCAAGTGACCTTATGGAAAAAGTGGACACCTATAACGAGATAAAATCCGCGGGCAAAAAATTAGGAGAGCAATACTACAATACGGCAACACAACAGTACAACAACCTTACAGAAGAGCAAAAGCAAAAAGTGGATGCACTTACATCGGACATAAAGTACCAAGGATTGGACGAAAGGGAAAAAAGGACAAGAGCGATGATGGACGCAGGAGTACTTGACCCACAGGCACAGGGGGCGCTAAACAATCTTGCAAGAAAGTACAAAAACTACCTTGAGGATGACCAAAAGGTGTACGAGGCAACACTTACCAACGCACTTGAGTCGGAAGGTTTTTATGATGCTTTGAAGAACAACAAAAATATCACACTAACAGACTCCAACGGACGGGTGGTGAGCTACGACCAATATCTAAGGTCATTGGGAATAAATTCAAAAGAGGACTATAACAATTTTATAAAAGACGAGACATTATCAAAAGCATTTAAGGAACAGTTAACGGCAAACGCCGCACTATCCGCCAACACCGGTTCTACATATGCTGCATCCCAAAACAATTTAGGACACGTCCTTAAAGGGAAAGAGGCAGGGAGTATTGACAAAAACCTCTTGTTGCAGATAGAAAGGCTTTTAAAGGTGACAGGGGAGAAAATGGATATCACCGACCTTTTAGAAGTAGAGAACGTATCCTATGAGGTAACTCCGGGCACACCGGGGCTTATGATAAACCCCAACAGCACAAGAAAAGTGGATGATGAGTTTATAAAAGAACACGTAGGTGACCTAAAGGAAAGGTACAGGATAAAACTCAACCCCAAAGCAAGCAATACAAGGGCATACAAAGTACTAAAGACGGCACTTGACAACGGCACTTGGGACACACAAAAGACCGTTATAGGAGAGCTCTTCTCTATGGACAACTCGGTTCAGGACGATAGTACGCTCAGGAGCGCGCTCAGTTATGAAAATTTTGAAAAACAATATAAGGAAGCGGTCACACAGAACGGTATAAGATTAAAAGGGTACAATGCCATGTCGATAAATCCGTCCACGGGAGAGAAGAACAAAGTGCTTCTTTTTGAATCGTTGCGGGCACCGCTTGCAGCAGGAATACCATTGGAAGGTCAGGATGAAGATGATATGTTGAAGGCACTTAAAAACGGTGTGGGGGTACAACTTATGAGACAACCCGGATCTACCGATAATTTTATAGTGACACAAGGTGGTAAATCCGCCGTGATACCAAAAAATGTATTGCAAAACTATCCAGAGGTCGTAAGACTGATAGATTTAGAGGAAAATAATAACCAATTGGTAGTGGAGAACCAACCACCGTTAAAGGTAGAGAATTTTAACTATAAACCGTTCGATGTGGAAAACCTTGACTATCTTGCGCAAAGATATGGGCAGGGAACGCCGATGTTCTACTCGGCCACCAAACAAGGGGCATTGGGAGTGATACAGCAGACCACGGACAACCCACAACTCGTACAAGTCATGAAAATCGCCATGGACAACGCCAATAGGTTCTCGGCAGAGGTAAAGAACAAGAACGGTAGGAACTACGTCGACGTATACTTTGACGGACAGCGAATATCACAGATAACGGACGCGGATAGGGAACAGGTAGAGAGTATTATAGATTACGACCCACAGATACTCGTTACACTTGCTCTTAGAAATATCGCCATAGAGGTACAGAACCAAAACACAGAAAATTACGAAAAATTATATGGACGACTTAATTCCAAATAATACAAACATATACCTTCCCGATTTTACGGAGACAATAACCCCCGTTGCACCGACAATGCCCCCGATAGAAAAAATGTCGGTGGACATAAAAAAGAGCGCGGAACTTACCCCACAGAGCTATTCGACTATAAAGACACAACAGGACAGTTTCAACAGCCAGATATTGGGCGGTGACAAGAGGGCAAAGTTCGAGAACTACGACACGAGGCTGGAAGACGCCTATGTAAAACTTAACAGCGGTAATTGGATAGCAAAGTACGAGAACTACATCCCCGGCACCAACAACGACGAGCGTCTTGCACAGGGGCAGTCAACGGGCAGTAAATGGTGGAACGGCATACAGAAACTTGGGGGCAAGATTGCAACATCCGCAGTAGGTGGAACCGTGGGCAGCGTAATTGGCGCCATAGAGGGAATATCCAAAGGGTCTTTAAGCGCGGTGTACGATAACAGCTTTAATGATTGGCTCGATGACCTCAATACAAAAATGGACTACAACCTGCCAAACTACTACACGGAGCAGGAAAAGAACAAAAGCCTTTTGGGACAGTCTTTTACCGCCAATTTTTGGGCGAACGATGTGATGGGAGGACTTTCCTTTACCCTCGGTATGATAGTGAGCGAGGGCGTATGGGCATACGCAACGGGAGGAACATCTTTGTTCGCAAAAGGAGCACTTGGACAGGCAACGAGATGGAGCACAAAAGCGCTCGGGGCGGAACGTGCCATGGGAGCGCTGTCAAAATCAAAAAATATAGGAAAGGCACTACTGAACGACGTGGCGGAAAAAAAGGCTTTTGACGTAGCCCGTAACGCAACCATAAAAGGCGCAAAGGCAACGGAGTTCTTGAACAACACAAGGCTTATATATACCTCTGCGGCATACGAGGGGGGTGTCGAGGCACGCCATTATATGAAGGAAACCGAGGAACAGTACATAAGCGACTACATGGCAAAATACGGCAAGAAGCCGTCGGTACAAGAACTCGACAATTTCAGAAAAGGACTTGTAAATTCCGCAAACGCAGTGTTCGCCACCAACATAGCCTTGGTAGGAAGTTCCAATTTGGCAATTTATGGCAAAATGTTACTGGGCTCAAAGAATACGGGCACCTTTACCAACAATTGGTTCAAAAAGAACGTACTCGGTGTAGGGTACGAAAAAGTCGGAGCGGACGGGACAATAAAGGCAATAGAGCAGACTGCAAGACAAAAAGTAGGGTCAAAGTTTTACGATGTGCTCAGACCCGTGTTCTTGGAAGGGTTTTACGAAGAAGGTGGGCAAGGAACCATTGCAAAGGCAGCAAAAGCATACACCCTGTCTGGGTACGATATGGACAATACAAAGGACAGTCTCGGTATAGCGGAGAGCATGTGGGAAGGGTTCAAAGAGACCTACGGCACAAAAGAAGGTGGAAAAGAGGTATTTATAGGTGCCATAATAGGTCTTATAGGTGGTGGTATATCAGGCAACTTTTCACAGACATCGGACCAAAGAAAAGCGGTGGACGACCTTGTAGATTACAGGAACACCTTTACCGCAAAGAACCTTTTTAACAATATTATCTATACCAACAAGGCAAAATCGGCAAACGAGATGTCGGAACAGGCGCTGAAAAACGGTGATATTGTTGGTGGAAAGATAGGTAACGATATGGCTACCACGGCAAAGATAGAACGTGACTATGCCTTTGAGGGGGTGGAACAGGGAGCAAAGGATTACCGCGCATACCTTTATACAAGGGCTCAGGAACTGCAAGAGGAACTTGGACTTGACGAGGACGGCACAAAACAGTTTATAGAGGAAAAGGTAAATGAGTACAAGCAGCTTGCCGACGAGTACGTAAAAAACCGAGAGTTTGCCGAGGCTGCCTTTGGTACACGGGAATTTGCGGAGTTCAGGAATGCGGGAATTGCCCGTGACGTGGTGGTGAGGGCAGTGGCGAACAATCTTACGATAGGAAAGAACGCGGACAACCTTGCAACCGCTACCATAAACGACATAAAGGAACAGTCGCTCAACATACTGAGCAACAGGGAAACGGCAAATGCCCTTGATGTATCGGACGCCCTGAGAAAGGTGAACAAGACCGCCATTAAAGATTACAGGCAAAAATCACAACAACTGTCCGTTCTTGAAGAAAGGTACAAAAAGATTCAGGACAGGATAGCCAAGATAAACAGCACAAGGCAAGAGAACGAAACAGAGGCAAGCGAAAGGGCACGTCTTGTGGAACAGTTCAATGAACTTGCACAAGAGGTACAAAGGGCACAGGCACAAAAACAGGCGTCCTACAACGCACTGAACTTGCGCGGGGTATCCGAGGAAATGATTACACAGGATGACCTTGACAATCAGGAAAAAAACCTTCAAGAACTTGTGGGTTCCATAGAGAGCCTATCAAGTACCGACCCAACTGCCTATGCACGGATAAAGACTAAGCTAAAGGAGTACGAACGGGCGGTAGAGTATGCAAGGACCTACAACACCCTCGCACAGAAAATGGTGGATCCGTCCCTGCGCATGACCGAGATAAATGGCTACGTACAAAAACTTTTTTCAAAGAACAAATCTCTGGAAGAGGGAGAACTTGCATTTTTCCAGAACATTGTCGAAAACTACACGCAGGACAACATAGCCGAGGTAACAAAGACACAGGAAGACGGAGCCCCTATAGAAACAGAACCTGTCGAGGAGACCATGGAAGCCCCACCTATACAAACGAAAACAGATAATCAGTCTAAAATAAACAAAATAAATAAAAGAAGACAAGAAGAGTTAGAGAAAGAGTCTCCTTTTAAAAATAAATTTGTTAAAAATAATCCTAATGGAGACAACATTGATTTAACAGAATCAGAATATAAAAGAGTAGAAGCTTTAATTAATAAATGGATTAAACAAGGTTTATCAGCAGAAGATATATATATAAAACTTATAGATAATAATATAAGAAGAAAACAAGTAGATGCTTCTTTTGTAAAAGATTGGATTCAAGATAAAATAGATGGTAAAACAAAACTAAAAGCAGGAGAATCTGTTAGTGATGAAATAAACGCTAAATATGATGCTGAAATAAATGCTTTAGAAAATAATACCATAAACAAAGAACAGACAGAACAGACCGACCCTATTCAAAAAATCATCCAACAGATAAAACAGATGATACAGGGCAACTCCTATACGAAGGAATATAAGGGGGAGGAATTTGATGAGCTGTTGAAATCAAAACCGTCGCAGAAAGACATCGACAAGTACACGGGATACATACAAAGAATGTCGCAACCAACCACAGACCCCGAGCAGTTAAAGGCAGAGGGTTTCAACGAACAGGAAATAGAGGATTTTACCAAGCTGAACAGAAAACTCGGCAACTGGAATGTACTGGACGGCGTAACGGTAGAGGGCAATTCCATTGTAGACCTATTACAGCTTATAGAGCAGTACCAGACACAACTTGACAAACAGGATACAAAGACTGAACTGACCCAACAAGATTATTTGACCGTACAATCGGCGCCCGATGTGGAAATGTCCACCTATGATACGGCAAGACCCGTACAGACGCCCGACAACGTAAAGGTGAAAAGTTTGCAGAGCACCTACCAGATATCACATTTGGACATAACGTCACTGCCACAGTATTTTGAGGGCAGTATATTGTCCGAAAAGAACGCAAAAGGAGAGCTTGTACCTATTGACACGAACAACATAAAGGAACAGGGCAGAAAATTTGTACTGCAACTACCAACGGGAGAGAGTGTAGAGTTCACCATAGGACAGTCGGCGAGGATAACCGTAGGCAAGGAACAGATGAACACTCTGTTGGAGTCCACCGACAGGATAAAGATAGTGGACTACGGCGACAAATCATCCTTTGACATCTATGAAAAAGTGGGGGACGAGTATATTCCCCTACAGGGCGATTTTGGATATGGGGAGAACCAACTTAACAAAGAACTTGTAGACAGGCAAAAGCCCGGTGACAAGATAAGTTTACAGGTGGATACCAATGACAATTATAACAAAAAACTCATAGACAACTATCAAAGGGCAAAGAAATCCCGCGCAAAGAACAAAGAGGAAAAACTAAGAGAGGCAGAAAAACAGCTAAAGGAAAACCTACATATATTCGTCACCACAGAGAACGGGGAAATACTTGGCAGTTTCAAGGCGTTCCAACAGAGCTTCAACGCAAACTCCGAGGCAACACAGACACTTTTGGCACTTAGGGAGCGCGCCACAAGGAACGTAATGGACGGCAAGAGCGGAAGGTTCGATATGAACGTTTCCATACCTATTGAAAAAGTATTGATAGGGAGCCCGAATTATAAGGTGAAAGAGGGAGAAAATAATTCCCTTGTGCCCACGACACAGAAATTCACCCCCGAGATGATGAAAAAAGTGGTCGCAGTGGGGTATGTAAAGAATGGTGAACTGAAACTGAACAAAAAAATAGAGGCGGAAAAGATGTTCGTACAGAAGTTCAGCGAAAAGACACCTATTATAGTGTTCGACTATAACGGCAGGAACATAGCTTTTCCCGTGTCATTGATAAAAACAGAGGTTGACCTTACCCGCAGGATAGTGGAGATAGGGAACCTGAACGTACCCGTTTCACAGCAGATAAAGCATCTGAACGAGTTTTTGGTACAGAACGGTGTGTCGCCCTCGGAATACATTTTCGACCCCTCACAGGCGCTTACATCGGACGGAAATATAGATACCCTTACAAGATTATTTGACCGATTTGAAAAAATAAATGAATTTGCCGATATAGAAACTTGGATAAATGAAAAATTTAACGTATCTTTGCTCCAACAACAGGCGGAAATAGCCATAGACATATCCAACAGACCGTTCAACACAGGGAAAATGATACTTGACCTTGAAAACGTGGAACAAGTAGGGGAGCTTGATATACTGAAAGGACTTTTTGAGGGCAGCGAAACGGAGAAACTCAACCTTGAAAAGAGCTTGTCACAGGATATGCAGGATATATACCAAGATTGGTTGACCAATCCCGCATATCAGGACATGACCGAAGGAAGGTTCGTGGACGCAATGGACGGCACTGACGTACAAAAAGAGCCGAACAACGCACTTGAAACGATGTCCAACGTAAATATGCTGAAAGAGGTTATAAAGATAATGCCCAAAAAGGTGCGCGACAACATAGGACAGTCAAAGATAGGTAAGATAAGGGAACAGATAGCCCGCCATGAACAACTTGAAAAAGAACTTGGTAGCCTAAAGGCAGGGATAAAGAACCAAACGGTGGCACAACAGGTAAAAGATAATAAACCAAAAGTAAACAACTGTAATTAGTATGGTAGAGATAAGTGTTGATAATTTTATTAATATACATATCAATAATTACTGGAATGTTGTTAGGTATATTATCGAATATGATATATAACAAATTAAAAAATAAATAAAATAATGTCCTGTATAATAAAAGACAAACAAGGAAACCCTGTGTACGCCGAAGCCAACAATGGTGAGCGGAGCATACTCTTTGATGAACTAAAAAAAAGGACTCCCGACAACGCAGAGGATCTGTACACTATTACCGTAACGGAGGATTTTTTAGAGGAAGTGGTAAAGCCAAAGAACATACTGGTAAAAAAATCTATAACGGGAATAAAAGGCGCCACACAACTTGATAACATAGAAAATGTTACAAACAGGATAGACAACTTAAATCTTGCCGTACAGCTTGAAAAAGAGGGTAAATCAAAAAGGTATATAAAAAAACTCACTATGTGGGAGCGAAACCCTGTTGACAATAAGTGGCGATTCGAGATACCTGACGGTAACCTAAAAACAATTGATTTAAAAGAGGGAGAGACATATAGGTTATCAGATATCGTAGAAGGAAACGATTTGATAAAAATATACGGGGATTTAAAAATAAATATTATTGAAGATGATGGAACAACAGTTTACGGAGGATATGACCCAGTTAGTGACTCAATTAATATCAGTGCCAGAACTATGGAACATATATTTCCCAAAAAATCAGGTACCAATGAAGGAGGACATAATGTGGAACTATGGGAAACATTGCTTCACGAATTGGGGCATAAAGTACAATATGTTGAGGGATATGGTACAGGAGGAGGAGCTACAACGGTTTTTGAAAGAGCATCAGTACTTATTGGAAAAAACTTATTGGTGGAGCCCGAAGAAGGGAATGTAGCATTGATAGAGCAAAAATTAAAAGACAATAATTTAAACCTATCAGATAAAAATATATTAAAAGGTGTGTTAAGATATTACAAAGAGCCAAACAGGGTTAAAAGATTGCAGGTACAACAAGAATTGTATCAAACCATAAGTGGTGAGGTAGAAGCAAGGGCAATAGTTAAAAGAAACACTTATTTTGATTTTGATATATCCAATTCACTTATATCAGATGATTTTGATATAACACCAGAGGACCAAATATACATAAACCAAGCAACCAAACAACTATCACTCAAAAGAAACCTATCTTTACCTGTCACGGAACAGTTGGAAAAGACAGGACTTGCAAAAAAAGTTAATATACTGACCAATTCCGAGATAGAGGAAAAACTTGGCTCTATACAAGATGAAGTAAAAAAACAACAGGTGTTAAATACAGAAATGGAAAAAATCAAAGAGAATGCCATTTCGCAAGGAATTTTTATGAAAGCCCCCAACGGAAAGCCTACAAACCTTACGGAAAATCAATGGTTACAAGTCAGGACACAGGCATTTAAAGATTGGTTTGGTGATTGGGAAGGAAACCCATTTAATTCAAGCAAAGTAATAGATAAAAATGGGGAACCCCTTGTAGTTTACCATGGATCATCTAATAAAAATATTGACACTTTTAAAAAATCCAAATCCAAAAGGTGGGTACTTTTTAGTGAGTATGATGTAGAGGTAGATGCTTTCTTTTTTACCCCTAAAAAAAAGGCAGCCAAAGAGCATGGAAATAACATTACACCTGTTTTTCTGTCATTAAAGTACCCTGAAACGTTGTTTAAATGGAGTGACGCAGAGCAATATTTAGATAAGGAGAGCGGGATAGATATATATAATTTTCAAAACACTCAAACTTGGGAAATACTTGAATCAAAAGGAGTTATAGAAAAGATAAAAGAAGAAGGCTATGATGGTACTTTTTTTGATGATGAAGTGAATGATATTGAACATGAAACTTTTGCCGTATTTGACCCAAATCAAATAAAATCCGCAGAGGCAAACATAGGGGATTTTTCGATACAATCAAATAATATTTACCAACAAAAAGAGGGTACAACACCAAACGGTTTCGTATACAACGGACAAGTATATCTGAACAAAGATAAGATGTCACCTAATACGAGTATTCACGAATTTGGGCACTTATATCTTGATTTTTTAAATCAAAACAACAAAGAAATCTATGATGCAGGATTATCCCTTATAGAAAAGAATAAAAAGGAGGCACAGTCTTACATAGATTTTGTCAACACCAACCAACCTGATTTAAAAGAGGGTTCAGAGGAGTGGAAGAATGAAGTTTTGGCACAAGTAATTGGGGATAATGGTGCAAGGCTCGTGGGAAATAACCTTAAAACTTGGTTGCAGGATTTTTGGAACGCAGTAAGAGACATACTTGGATTATCGCAATATACAGCGGAACAGGTGTCCAACATGACATTGAAACAATTTGGAGAGGCTGTATCAAAAGACCTTTTGTCGGGAGAAAATTTAACGGGAACTTTCAAGTCAAACGGAGTGACCATAAATTATCGCCCAAGGATAAATCCTATTACAAACCAACAATTAGGTGGCATAGAACTCGAATTGATAAATACCCCACAGGATTTGAGAGGACAGGGTAGGGCTAAAAAAGCCTTACGAGAGTTTCTTTTGATGACAGATAGAGAGGGACAGGACGTATATTTATTTGCAAACCCAAGAGATAAAACTACAACGGAAAAGGGGCTTATAAATTTTTACAGAAGTCTTGGTTTTACGTCTGACCAATTTTTACCGCAGGAAATGGTCAGAAGAGCAAGGAACGTGAACAGAACACCAAAACCTATTGCTGCACAATTTGACAAGAACGGAGAGGTATTTGCAAAGGACGTGTATGAATATGTTGACAGAAAAAACGCGGAAGGAATACGACCTACACAAGAGGACAGGGTAAATATCATAAAGGCGCTTGACGCACAGACACCAAGTTCTGATGCGCTATTGGAAAGGACAAGAAAGGCTTTTTATGTAAACGGGCTGTTTGCCCCTACAATGTCAACACTGACCAATAACGGATACACAAAAGGCGAGGCGACAAATATATTATCGGACATATCTTTACAGGCGCGAATAAAAGAGAATATCGCAAAGATACAGAACCTCAAAGAACCTATATCAATAGACGAGGTAGAAATGCCATACAGCACCATTTCATCTATGGAACCCAATTTTGTTGGTAAGTACCAACAGGCGAATCCCTATATAGCGCAAAAACAGATAGTGGACACACTCGGCGGGATAAAAGACAGAAATGAATTTGACAGCGCCGTTGCGGAAAACTCCATGGAAGTGGCAAAAAATGATTTTGAAGATTTGTCACAGTACACAGAACTTACGGTAAAGGAAGTACAGCCAGATGGTACCATAACAGAAAGAAAATTGAACAGGACGGCAGAAAAGTTCCAAGAGACCCTGACCGACCCGAGCAATGACGAGCTTAGAAAAGAGATTGACTATATACTGAATATTCCGCCCGATATAGCGCAGACAAGCCAATCAGAGATAGCTGATTTATTGGAAGAATTAAGAGAAAAAGCCGTTGACATAGGGCTCGACCTTACCGACATAGGTCAAAAATACACCGAAAAGGGAATAGGGGAGCTTACAAGGTTCTTGGTGGCGCTAAGAACGCTAAACGCACAGAACTTGGAAAACTTTGCACAGGTATACGACAGTTTCTTTGATATCGACACTGAAACGGTTGAGACGGAAAAGATAAAAGGGGCAACGCAGACAACCGAAAAAATCTACAACAAACAAAAGACCGCTTTTGAGATGTTCGCCGAGAATGGACTATTGTACCAAGGAAATAATCTGTACAAGCGCACCAACAACCGTAAAAGTTTAGAAGAAACATTGGACATTATGGAAAAGCGTCCAGAGATGTTCCCACAGGAGATATTTGACGGGATAAATATGACCAATATGGCACAGGTAAGGGACAGGATAGAGAACTACGCCAACGAACAGGTGCAAGAGATAGAGACGGGAAACCTTTTTGATACCGATAAACTAAAGGTATACTTTTTGAACACCGTTTATTTTGGGACGCCTACCAACATACAGGAAAATATAAAAAATGTGGAAAATATAGTGGGCAAAGAAATCGACACACAATATCTGTCAACGGACTTTATCGCCGACTTTAACAAACAGTCCTTGAAAGAAAAGATAAAAGGCTCGCAGAAATACCGAGATTTTTACAGTAATTTCAACATAACAAAAGACGGAATAGAACCGATAAACACCGATCCTTTGTCAATACAGATTATGGAGGAATACATGGACGAGGATACACGTAATTATTTTTCTCTGAAAAAGGATTCAAATGTCTTTACCCAAGCAGAGGAATCTTCATATGTGGACGATGTACTGGCAGAACGCAACAGGGCAATAAATTCCCCAAAGTCCGTACCACTCTACAAGGGGCAGTTCGAGCAAAAATCTGCCCGTACGATAAAGGTGAAAAACCCCACAGAGAATTTTATACGAACAAGGGACGGGGTATATGAACTGACAGAAAAAAACTCCACCGATGGGTATTACGCAAAACTCCCACATAATACATCACCATATATACTGCTTACCGATATGGTACCAGAGATAGATGTGGAAATGGACAATACCGAACAAGTAAAAGAACCGGAGATAAAGATTAGTAAACTTTTTACAAAACAAGAGGAACAACAGATAAACAGCGAACTCGAATGCGGCTAAAGGACAAAATCGACAATATCAAAGAGGTAAAAAAGGCAGACTACCTCGCCCACGCACATAGGTGGGGAATATTTCCCCTTTTATATTTGTTAGAGGAGTACGAACAAAGTGAAAACTACGAGGAGTGTCATTTGATACTCGAGGTGGTGCAACAAAAATCCGACCAACTCAGAAAGGAGAACAGTTCAAATATATCCATACCAACACATATAAGGAACGTCGCGGAAAACATAAAAAGAAAATACCTATCACCGAACATAAAAGAACAGGTTAAAATTATTAAAAAGACCCAACAGGAATGCCAAGCAACTGCAAAATAATAAGAGACCCAAAGACAAACGCCATACAGGACGTAAGAAAAGAGGGCGGACAACAGAGCCGTCTTTTTATCGACATAGCCTCACACCCACTAGTAGGCTCAAAAGAGGACGCTCTGGAACTTTACAAAAACGTGTTCTCAAAAAAAGTACAAAAACAGACAGTCGGGGAGGACAACGTAAGGGTATCGCACAAAAACGGCGACAACATTTATACATCGTACAAAGAGGCCGTAAAGAACACCCCCGAGAACGGTGAGATAGAAGTAGGACTTGAAACGGGAGGCAAGTTCTTTCCACTTATAAAAACAACCAACATCGCAAATCGCGATACGCAAACAGGCTTTATAAACCACGCTATTAAAAACAACCTATTAAAAGACCGTAAAAAACAGGTATCAAACGGGGAGTACAGGTTTGAGTCCGCAGGGGAGACAGATATATTCCAGACAATCAACAGCGAACTTCTTGAAGAAGATGCCCGACTATACCTTGGAACCGAAGGTGTAGGACGTGACGGGGATACGTTTTTATTACAAAAGACCAACGACAAGGTAAGGATACAAAGAGGCGAAAAAACGGAATATGTGGACAGTGAGTACTTAAATACCGCCCCGTTCCCCGAGGTGAAAAACAAATATGGTGAGGACGTTGCCATAGGCGCCGTAACGGGCAGGGAGTGGGCAAAGGCACTGAACGGAAAAAGATTACAAGAGGAACGGGCAAGACCAAGGACAGAACAACAGCTACAACTCCTTTTGATGGACCTGTTGAACAAATTGGGAGTATCTACCACCTCCATAGTGGAATACAACACAAAGTACGCAAAAAGGAACGGTACAAACCCTTCGGCAAGGGCACTGGCCGATATAGCCAACCAAGTAATCGCCTTTGAGGGCGGGGAAATAACTTTAGAGGATTTAACTGAGGAAACCACCCACTTTATAAACGAGGCACTGCCACAGGAAAAAATAGAGAACTTGCTTAGGAACGTGCACCGTACACGGGAATGGGCACAGTACTCTCAGGTTTATAGGGAGATATACCGCGACGACTACCAAGGCGAGGAACTTGAGCAGGCGGTACGCAGGGAAGTACTTGGAAAGGTGTTGAAAAATGCGCTCCTGAACAGGTTTCAGGCGCAGGAAGGACAATCCGAGACACAGACCAATATCATAAACAGATTACAGACGCTGTTCAACGAGTTTTTCCAAAAAGTAAAAGACTATTTCAAGCCCCAGTACCAAAAAGACCTTGAGACCTATAAAAACGAGATAGAGGACATCCTTTTTATGGAGGATGTTTCCAACGTACTCGATACCGATAATTTCAAGGACAACAGGTTCAGACTTTACGCCATCTCCAACAACCCACAAACGGAACAGGAACGTGCAACGGAAAGGATAAGAAAGGCGGTACAGGTATCAGCAAGACAGATACGGGAGCAGATACTACGTGCATACAGGGCAACGGGCGATACGTCAAACCTTGAGCGCGCCGAGCTCAACAAACTCGAAGAGGAACTTGAGCGCAACGAGGAACTTGAGGCAATCACAGGACTCATATCACTTACCAACAGTTATATCCGAAGGATGGACGCCGCGATAGGGGAAGCGGACAAGACACCGTTTACAACGGAACAGAACATTGTGTACCATTCTTTGAAAGGCGTTCTGACAAAGGCACTTGCCGAAATAAAGCAACTTGCCCCCCAGATGGACTACAACAAGGAGACCGTTGCAAAGATATCAAAGGACATCGACACCATAGGGCAAAAGATGACCGACCTTGAGGCAAAAAAGAAACTGCACGTAACCGATGCCGTGGACAACCTTGTACAACAGGTAATGGACAGGCACAACCTTCCAGAGGAGTATAGGGAGAGGGTACAGAATTGGATAAAGACAGCCGAGCACGACACCACATTTTTCCACCAAAACTTTGGGCAGATAATACATTCCCGTGACCCTATTCTGGCACTATTGGGCGTAAAGGCAAAGGATATAGAACAGGAAAGGAACCAAGATACCACCAATAGCCTACAGAACGCCTTAAAAAGGTTCAGGGAGATAGGGTACAACGTGCGCAACATGGGACGGGATTTTGTTGACAAAAAATCGGGAAACATTATCAGCGAATACGACTGGGAAAGGTTCAACGCGGATCTCGACAATATATTTTTGGAAGAGTACAAAAAAGTGGCACCAAAGTCCGATTACCAGACAACAGATAAAAAGGGCAATACAAAACAGATGTCCGATGAGGATATATTAAAGGAAAGGCGAAATCTTGAACAGAAACTCTCGCCGGAGAACAAGGGAGAACTCAACAGGCAGATAAAAAAGAGAAAACAGCCACTTGTAGAGAGAAGGATGAACGACGCCTATTACGACAAGTTTGAGAAACGTATAGAGGACAGTGGTGTATCCGAGGTAGGGATAGGGTATATAATGGCATATTATTCCGATATATCATCCCTCAACAGAAAGGCGACAAAGGACGGGGTGATAGACCTACGTAACCTTGACGAATACGACAGACAGAAATATGAGGATTTCTTGGCCGATAAAAAGTTCAAGAAAAGCTATTACGACGAAGTGGGCAACCTTAAAAAAGGATTGAAAGTAGATGCCAACGGGGATGTTGTGATAGACCCGGCCCAGACTTTGTCACAGGACGCCCAGATAGCGGTAGACCTGAACAAGTTCGAGGGGGATTTTATAAAAACCGTTGAGCAGTTTACAGAGCAGTATAAAATCAACAATAACGGGCAAGACCCTTCTCAAAAAGAGATAGATGATTTTATGGCGTCAAAGGACAGAAGGATATCTCCCAAGTTCTTTGATATGTTACAGAAAGCCTTTGAGGTAAGTCCAGAGGAAGGGATGCGTTTTTTGAAACTGAACTCTTACATGGGATTTTCCGACCAGTTCTGGAACGACCTGCAACAGAACCAGTCCCTGCGTGAAAAGATAACGGCACCAGAGGTGTATACAGGGGACAATATGGCAGAGGTGGACGCTATATTGGAAACCCTCGATACAAAGGGAAAGGCGTTAAAGGCAATTCTCAAACAGTTCCAGCACAAGAACAACCCTTCCGAGATAGACGTACAGCGTATGCCGTCCGTTACAAGGGACGCGGTAAAAAAACTACAGGAAGATATCACCAACGCCTATAGAAAGGCGTCAAAACTTATAGAGGAACAGACGGGCGAGACCTTTAGTGACGTTGATACCGAGACCACGACCAACGAGAGCTACCGAAAGATATTGATAGACCTTGGACTGAACATCGAGGAGAACGACAGCGCACAGGAAATAAACAGGAAGCTGGACGAGCAGGTGGAGTATGCCCGCCAACATATGACCGCCGACAACGCAAAGGGGCTGTCCGACGCCATCTATTTTCTGAACCGATACCTTGAAGGAAAGACAGGTGAAAAGACAAACAAGGCAATCGACAGCGTACTCGACGAAAACGGTTGGGAGATGCAGGACTTGGAGGACATACGGGTAAAGCAACAGGTAGTGGAACAGCTTATTACAAGAAGGTTGTTGCCATACTACAAACGTTTTGCACCGTCACAGTACGGGGTGTTCCTACAGGCAATGCAGGACCCGAACGTCCCCGCAAAGAACAAGGTGGAGTCCATAAAACAAGGAACCTACAACTATATAGAGATAGCGCCAAATACATCCTTTTTGGAGATAGGCGGTGTGGACGACCTAAACCCAAATTTTATCCCAGAGTTCTACGGTGGGTACGACCAACCGAAACTGTCCAAATATTACAACAAGGATTTTGAAAAAATAAAGAACGACCCCAAACTGTACGAGGCATACAAGGCAACGCTCGAATGGAACAGCGAGGGGCTCGATGCGATGCAGATAGGCGGCACCTATAACAGGTACACCATGCCACAATTTAGAAAGGGCACCATACAACGGGCAAAGGACCTGACAAAGAACCTTTCGGCCCAGAGTATAAAGGAGGCTTGGACGGAAGCTATTACCTTTACCCCCGATGAGCTTATACAAGGGGAAACACAGTTTGGTAACAGTATAAAGGTGATACCCAACATAGGCACCAACAGATTGGAGAACCAAGAGGACGTATCAGACGACCTTTTCTGGTCCATTGCCGCACGAAATTCAGAAGGGTTCTTGAAACGCGCAAGGCTCAACGCCTATGGCGACATCATGGCACTTTCCGACGCCATTGACAAAAGGACAACAGGGAACGGTAAAGAGGTGACCGCCACCAACACCTACAAAATGTTCCAGAACTTTATGGACTACACGCTCTTTGGGGTAAAGGAGACTTGGACTTATGAGGTGGACGTACCGTTCTTGGGCAAAGTGGACGTGGCAAAGGTGGTAAGGAACATAGTGAAATACGTAAAGTTCCGAAACCTTGGACTGAACGCAATTATCCCCATCACTTCCGCCATAACGGGAAAGGTACAGCTTTTGATAGAGAGCCTTGTAGGTGAGCACATAGGCAGGGATTCCCTGAAACTCGGTCGTAGGGCACTTACAAAACTTATGCCCGAGGCAATGGGGGATTTCAACAAATTGGGCAAAAAATCAAAGCTCAATGTTATTCTACAACATTTCCGTGCATTCAGTGCACTTGAGAGCCTACAGAACAGTAACTACTCGGGCGCCGCAAGGTTTTTGCCCAAAATTTCCATGGGGCTGCACGAACTTGCGAACTTCCCATTGTACGGAGAGGTGGCGCTTGGAACGTTGTTCGATTACAGGGTAGTGGACGGCTCCATTATAAACCGCAACAACTTCAACGATCTGAACAAAGGAAAGACCAAAAAGGAGATAGACAGCCTTTGGAGGGCACAGGAAGAAAACGCCTTTTACAACTTTATAGATGTAAACGATGGAATACTGTCCTTTGACGAGCAAAAGTTAAAGACCTTGCTCACAGATACCGACGGCAACCCAATGTCGGACGAGAGGTTCAAACAGTATCTTGACAACAAGGTAAAGGGGATACAGACCCGTATGGGCGAGATAATACTGAACGTCGATACACAGATACCCACAGAGACAAGGGTGGCAGCACAGAGGAACGCACTTTTTTCCATATTATTGACCCACAGGAGTTTCCTTATAACGAACATTTCAAGACGCACCCGCTCGGAGTTCTATAATCCCATGACGGGGGAACTTGAAGAGGGTACATACAGAAGCGCCGCGAACTTTTTGAACGCCTCGGTACAGGAACTGAGAAAAATGGGGACCGCTAACTTTATCCGCGCCTTTAAGGAACAATGGAAGAACAGTTCTGTTGCCGAGAGAAGGAACCTGAAACGGGTGGCGGTGGATATATCGGTATTGACGCTTATGGCGGCGATAGGATATTTGATAGTAGGCGCGGCGGACGATGATGAGGAAGGAGAACAGTACGCATTGCAGGCAGTGGCATACTTCTACCAGAGATTATTGAACGAGACAAGTTCGGTGCAGAAGATAGGGATGGTGACATCGGTGAACGACACTTTGGAATCGCCTATCATAGGGCTTAATATAGTGCAGAATATATTTAAGGCACAGGATTTGTTCTCCGGGGATATAATAAAACAAGGTTCTTATAAGGGAAGTACTGAAAGGTTCCGATATCTATCTAAAATGATGGCAGGTGTTTCACAATATAACTACCTGAACAGTGGACGCGCATTAAAAACAGCGAGACACCAATATGAGTATTTCAACTCAAGTAACCTCAAGGCCACCCCATTTTCATTTATAGTTGATAGATTAGAGAATAAAGAAGAATAAAACAATACGTTAAAATTTTCATAAAAAGAAAGAGATTCCTTGTGAGTCTCTTTTTTATTTTGTACTTTTGACACATAAACTTTTAAATAAACAAAAATGAAAAGAGCAGAAGCATTAAAACAAACCCTCGACGAAGATAAAAGCAAAGAGGTAAAAATCAATCAAACTTTGAAAAACGATGCGAAGTTTATCAGACGTTCAAAGCGTGATATCGAAGACGCCATTGAGGACTTAGAGACAGAATTACAAAAACGCCTTGTCTCAGAAGTGCCATTGGACAAAGCCACGGTAGAGGTAACATTCGCATCCATCCAAACACAGAAAGCCCTTTTGGAGACCTACAAAAATTTTGAACAGCAATATCTTTAAAAACCAATAGGGTGTTTTCTGTTAAACATTAGAAAACACCCTTTTAAACAAAAAATAATGCAGGTAAACTTCATAACCCCTACAAAATTATCCATTATAGATATCACATCTATGGGTGACTCTATTAAAAGGAATGATCCCAACACTATTGGTACTTTTGATTCAGGACTTAAATATTCAATAGCTTTATTGCTAAGGGACAATGTAGATATAAACATAAAAGTATATAACGATGGTGGTAATATTACAAAGTTCACTTTCGGCACCTACAACCAAACCTGTGAAAAAACGGGGAAAAACAAAGAACTTATACTTGTAAAAGAAAACGGTGAAAAAGAGATAAAAACAGGTTTTGCAAAGGCACTTGGGTTTAATTGGGAGACATGGATGGCACTAAGGGAACTGTATTCAAATATGCTCGATGAAAACGGAATATATTCAGAAGGGGAGGAAATTGGGGCGTATGGTACTCTCATAACACTTGAATTTAATGAAGATAGTGAATTTTATGGAGTCTGGAAGAATCGGCATTTATACATAAACGAAAAACCCGCACTATATAAAATATCCAACAACATAGAGGCACTTGAGAACAAGGAGAACACACTTAGGATTTATAAGCAGAATATTCTTGTGTACCAAAATGAAAAGATACCGAGTAAATTTGCATACAACATAAAATATGGTGATATAGATGAGCGTAGGATATTGTCAAATGTATACAGTGTAAAAAGTTCTATTGTAAGCGCTATAACATCTTCAAACAATGAGGATTACCTTCGTGAGATTATTACCCCAATGGTACAGTTTGAAGAAGATGAGTTTTTAAATGATATGGATTATTATGGTACGGCAGGGGAGACCGCACATAAAATAGCTCAAGAGGTTTATTCCCAGTACGGCGATATCCATACCTACGGTTGGTTGACAAAAGCTATAAAAGAAAGAAAAGATTGTGCAATACCGGGCAAGATAATAAAGACCATAGAGGATAGTCTTTGGACATATAGTGAAAAGGTGAGCGTAGAATCAAACCCCCAACCAATACAAAAAGAAACAGTATTCCAAGAAAAGGTAAAACAATTCTATAACTTTAGTGTAGAGGTCGATGTAAAGGTAGCCCAATTGAAGGGGAGTAAAGTCGTTGCCGACAAGTATGAGAAATGTATAATAATTGACAGGGATTTTGACATAGAAAAAGATATGCCCGAATTTATCGTCCAATATATAGATCTGACACAAGAAGGGAATGTAGTAAAAAATATGAGTGTTTATATTTGTAATTTGTTAAAAATAAAATGAAAACAGCACAAGAACAAAAGGAACTCATAGACAACCACCCAACGGTACAAATGTTCCACGAAATATTTAAAACAAAAAGTTTCTCACAATTTTATATTTGCGGCGGAGCTATAACCGACTTGCTCGAAGGACGAGAGCCAAAGGATTGGGATTTTTTAAAGACATCCCCAAAACCTTTTCTCGATGCCGGGTTTGAGCATGTACATACAACAAAATCCGCCGCGACATATAAAAAGGATGGTATAACCGTACAGATATTGAGCAAACCAAAAGAAAAATTTGATTTCACCATAAGTCAAGCAACTTATGAGGTAGGTAAAAAAATATTGTCCATAGATGAACAGAGCTTTAAGGACAAGACACTGACACCCGTATCATTTGAGACCAAAAGTGATGCACTTTGCAGTCTTTTAAGGATACCACATTGGAAGAAGAAAGGGTACACGATACACGATTTGACCTATTTGAGCCTTTTGAACGTGGTGGCGAAAAATAATAAAATAAACAGTTAAAAATGGACGAAATAATAGAAACAGCCGAAAAATTATACTACGAAGCAAACCCACATACAAAAATGGATGTACCCTCCTTTGTATATGAGCAAGTGGAGTATGCCAACAACCGTAGGATACAGACAAAATCAACACTATCTTTATATGACTGGTGTAAAAAAGAACAAGAGAGTTAAATTTTTGCCAACTATAACAGACAAAACCACAAAATTTACGTATCTTTGTAAGATAAAATAAACAAAAGATGAAAAACAGTAATAAAATAATAATAGCTTTGGTAGTTTTGTTGCTACTTTTGATAGGTGGCGGCGCATGGTATATAAACTCCCTGCAAAACGACCTAAAGGAAGCAAATTTCGCCATTAGAAAAGAAATATTGAGAAATGATAAATTGGTACAAATCAACGAACAGCAATATAGAAAACTTGTCGCTGATACCCTTACACAAAGACAACTTTCTAAATTGGTAGACAGTCTTGAAATAGAACTCGACGCAAAACCAAAAATTGTATACGTAGTAAAGGCAACACCAAAAGAAGTGGAAAAAGAAACAGATAGTATAAAAATAGACAGTACCCACATCGACATTGACTCATATTATCCACAAAAAAAGGATTATTTCGCGCGGTACCAAAACAGAATAACATTAAAAGATAGTACGGGAGCAGAAAAATGGAGTTTCTCGCCAATCAGTATATCGGGCGTAATTTCCCAAAGGGATGATGGCATTTTTACAGCGGATTTTAAAACACCGGAGTGGTTAAAGATAGATAATATAGATATTCAGGCAACACCATTGGAAATCCCAAAACCAGATAACTTCGGATTTATTTTAGGTAGTTCATACGGACACAGCTTCAAAGAAGGGGGAGAGGACTACCTAAAGGTCACGGGTGGTATTAGGTACAAGAAAGTCTATCTTGAAGTAGGTGGCGCCACTAACAGTTCGGTCGAAGGGGGATTAAAATTTGAGTTTTGAAACAAACGGAAATCAAAAAAAAGATGGTGAGATAATAGGGTATAATATAAACAAAAAAGAATTATGAAAATAGAGTGGGAACCAATAGACAGCAATCACAGTAATTATATCACAAGGGCAAAAGTCTTTGGCGGATGGCTCGTTATGAGTACAGATGAGGTACAGACACAGATACCCGAACAATGGGGACAAGGGCTGGTAAGTTTTAGGAATGAAGAAGGGTACCAATGGCGCACAAGCATATGTTTTGTCCCCGACCCAAAACATGAGTGGAAATAATGGAAGAATATTTAAAAATAGAGCTTCAAAAAACAGAGGATAAAGTGATGAAACTGCATATAGAAAATGTGGCATCACAACATTTTTTCCAATGGTTAAAAGCGCCTGAATATATTATAAACGGTGAAAAGATAAAAATGTTTCTTTTCGACCCAAGCCAAGCACCAACAGTATATAATATACATCATGAACCAACGGCAAAATACAAAGATGTAAATATCAACAAAGAGGTTTCAAAATTATTCAACAAAAGAAAAACAGAATATGAACAAAATACTTGAAGAAATAGCACAGGAGAGAAAAAGACAGGACGAAAAATGGGGGGAACAAAACCATCCCTGTCTTGACGAAACTTTATTGAACAGGGTTGGTGGATGTACTCCACAGAGAATAGCAGAAGAATATGAGATACCTACAGAGAATAGGGCAAAGTTTAAGTGCGACACTGCTTTTAAAAGAGGTGACGGAACTTGGGCACATATAGCCTTAGAAGAGTTTTGCGAGGTCGTGGGTGAACTTGATATAGAAAAAAGAAGGACCGAAATTATACAACTCGCAGCGGTATGTGTAGCTTGGGTGGAAAATATAGACAGGAAACAGAACAGGGTAAAATTATTTTCAAACAACGGATTAAAAGAAGTGTGATGAGCAGGATAAAAGAAGACTACGAAAAAATGGTGCTCTCGGGAATGTTCTGGGAATTTTACCCCGAACTAACGGGCCAATGGGAGCAGGACAAAGATGTGTGGATGGAAATGGTAGAGCGCCGTGAGGTAAAGAACAACTATACCCAAAAAGAGATACAAGAAGTATATATCAGACAAATAATGGAAGACGACGAAAAATCCGGGATATATGAACAGCAGTAAAAAATACGAAGAAAACTTGGAACAAGAGTTTTTTTGGAACGATGTGCCGCCGCGTAAAGAGCAAAAAATTAACCAAAAATTAACAAGAGAAACAGCCCTAAACTACTGCAATAACCTTATCTTTGCAGTGAGCCACGACCAAAAACTATTGGAACAGGTAAAACAGTTGAAACAATATATAAGAGAAAAATGAAGTTCACAAGAAAACAACTAAAAGACTACGGTTTCACAGAGAATAAAGTATCTGTCGAAGAATGCGGTGGAAGACCTTTCACCTATTATACTTTTGACATAGATAAATATATAAGGCTTATATCCGAAGCATTCCACAAAGGTGAAAAAGAAAAACAGGTAGAGTTCTTTGAGGGCGATGGTAGAGCATTGTCAAAAGAATTTGTTGAAGCTTGTATAAAAGAGTTTAAGGATTGACACTCCCACCAACTAAAGATTAGGTGGGATTCTTCTCCAACGCTTAGGCTAACGCCTTACGTTTGCGGAGACTGGTAATGCCCTTACCAAGTATGTTTTTTGCAGCGTTTTGGTCTGCATTATCTATATTTCCACAAGAAATACAAACAAATTCTGATTGTGAAATACGAGATTTTTTATCAATAATGCCACAAGCATTGCAAGTTTGAGAAGTATAGGCAGGGTTTATTTTTTCAAATATCTTACCTTTAGCTTTACATTTATACTCCAACATAGATAAAAAACTACTCCAAGAAGCATCTGAAATCTGTTTATTTAGATACTTACTATTTAACATCTTAGATGGTTTGATATCTTCAACTATTATTATATCATTCTGATTGGTTATCTCAGTTGATAATTTTTGTTGAAAATCTTTTCTTGTATTGGTTATTTTTTCATGTAGTTTAGCAACTTTGAGTTTTTGTTTTTTACGGTTATTTGAACCTTTCTTTTTACGTGAAAGGGAACTTTGTTCAATTCTTAGTTGTTTGGAGTATTTTTCTAATATACGAGGATTTTCTACAAAATTACCATTAGAATCTGATAAAAAGTAAGCCACACCAACATCTAAACCAATTTTTGAGCTATCGTGACTGATTTTGATGGGTATGGCTGAATCTGTACGTACCATAACGGAAACAAAATATTCTCCGTTTTTACGTGTAATTGTTGCTCTTTGTATTTTACCCCCCATTTCACGGGAGTTGAAATATTTTACAGAACCTAATTTTTCAATTTTTAATCTATTGTGTGTATGTGTTTTAACATTTTTAAAAGTAACAGAATTATATTTATCTTTTTTAGCAAATTTAGGAAAACCTGAACCCTTAAAGAAAGATTTAAAAGCTTTTTCTTGGCGTTCTAAAACATCTTGACAAGTATTTGACGGTAATTTTTTAATCCAATCAAACTCTTTTCTAAGTTCTGTTAGTTGTGAAGATAAATCGTAATAATTCCAATAAACTTTATGTGAAGAATAAGCATATAAACGAGTTTCAAGTGCAAGGTTGTACAAACATCTTGAAGTGTTAATGTATTCGTCAACCAATTCTTTTTGGATATTGGTTAATTTTAACTTAAATTTATATGTTTTTATAGAATATTTCACGATAGCTGATGCAAATATACATAATAAGTTTTAAACCACCAAATATGTTAAATTTTTGCTAACAATTTGTTTTTAACTAATAATTTTTTGTATATTTGTACTATTATTAATTAGGGGGTTAGTCACTTTCCCCACACCCACGCTAAAGCGATGAGTGTGTTTCCGTGGCTTATTTATGAAAAAAGAACACTGGGAATACTTAAAGGAAAACGACCCCATACACTACGCGGAAATGAAGGGCGACCCAGTTACGGGGCAGAATATGGACAATAGTTTTACAGAGGGAGTAATAATATTCTTTATACTGTTTATTGTATTTTGTGTGGGATTATCAATATACTTAAATTAAAAACCATGAAAACAAACTTATTTACAGACAGAAGGTTTTTGAACCAAAAGACATACCATTCAACGGCAGTGGTAGTAGGTATATTGGAAGAGGACGAGTTTGTTAAAATAAATAATCATGGGTAATAAATACATAGATTACTCTTATAGAATAGGAGAAGAATATAAAAACAGGTTTGGACAAAAATATAAAATAATAAAATACACAGACGCTTTAAACGTAGATATAGAGTTTGAGGACGGGGTAGTCGTAAAAAATAGATCTTATTATTGTGTAAAAAATGGAGTTATAAAAAACAGGTTTACTCCAACAGTTTATGGTGTAGGATTCACAGGTATAGGGAAATACAAAACAACAGATACTATTAAAAAAGATCGTTGGATTCGTATATTACAAAGATGTTATGATGAAAAATCTATTGAAAGATACCCCACCTACAGAGACGTAGAGGTCTGTAAAGAATGGCATAATTTCCAGAACTTTGCGCAATGGTTCGAGGAAAACTATGACCCAGAAACAATGAAAGGATGGCACCTTGACAAAGATATAATCTGTTCCGAATGTAAGATTTATTCACCAGAGACCTGTGCTTTTGTCCCACCTGAAATTAATGGGATTTTTACAAACAGCTCAAGTTTTAGAGGTAAATATCCTATAGGTGTATATAAACAAAAAAATAGATTTCTTGCGTCTATCAACACTTATAAAAGTCAAAAAAAATTAGGGAGTTTTTTAACATATGAAGAAGCCTTTCAAACCTACAAAATAGAAAAGGAAAAGTATATAAAAGAAGTCGCCGACAAATGGAAGGACCAACTTGACCCGAGAGTTCACAAAGCGATGTACAATTACCAAGTAGAAATAACAGATTAATATGAACAGTAAATTCCAAAAAATAAATATTGAAGATGTTTTATTCTTTGATGCAGAGGTAGTCAGAAAGAACAAGGAGCTTGAAATAGATTCCTTGGAATATCAACTATACCAAAAAAAGACCCGTAATAGGGAGACGGATGAATTTTTGACGGACGAAGAACTGCAAGAAGATTATAAAAAACGTGCTGCCCTAAAAATAGGGTATAATAAAATTGTGACAATAGGCGTGGGGTTTGTAAAAAATAATACCCCTTATATAAAATCAATAGAGGGGACGGAAGAAGAAGTTATAAAAATATTCTGTGAGCTTACACAACAGTTTAAATATGTATGTGGTGCAAACATCTTGGCGTATGACCTACCTATGATAATCAACAATGGTTGGAAATATTTTAATGTGGTACAGGTACTACCAGACCAGTTTTTAACATCTGGCAAGAAACAATGGAACCTCGATATGGTAATTGATTTAATGGAGACGTTTAAAGGTACGCATTACTATAACAGCTCCGTAGAAGAGATATGTTATCATTTTGACATACCTACCCCAAAGGATGATATAAGTGGCGCAGAGGTGTCAGAAACCTATTATAACGAGGGTATAGGAAGAATATCTACCTATGTAAAGAAAGATGTACTTGCAAACATAAACATCTTTTTGAAAATGCAAGGGAAAGACATATATACGGAATTTGTGGACCGCTCAGACATACAAATAGTCGATGAAAGAACAGTACTGGAAAAACTCTACGCAACAAACCAACTGACCGACAACCTGAAAAAGGATATAGAGAAACTGACGCAGAAAAAGAAACTTACTGCTACCGATAAAAAAAACCTCGTAAAAATACTTCTTTCAGTATATCAAACAAAAGGTGACAAGGTAGCGGTAAAAAAAGAAAAACAAACAGAAGTAGAAGAATTTATAAAAACATTATAGATGTCAAAAAACCAAACAGTACTGCCAAAAATATACACCCAAGAAATATGGGAGAGATACAAAAACCCCCACAACAAAAAATATATAGGCAAGCACTATATATCGTGGTCACAAATAGAGTCCTTTAACGATAAATCAGGCTTCAATACAGGTCTTTTGGGGGAGTTTGAATATATTTTGGGGTACTTCCTCGGAATTAAATTTCCAGATCTTGGTTGGGGGGACTTCGGATCCGAAGCTGAGGCGTACATAACATTACGAGACAAAGATGTAAATACCCTTGAAGAATCAGATAAAAACTACCTTCTCGCCGCGCAAAAGAACTTTACACCAAGGGAAAAAGAAACGCTCGAAAAAATAAAGCCTTTGGGTATCTTCCAAGACGAGATATGCTACTATGTAGAGGAATTGGACGTAATTGTTTTGGGGTATACCGACGACAGGACGCCTGAAATAAACGGAAAAATAATAAAACTGCTACGCGACTACAAGACAAAATCTCAAAGCAGTAAAAAAGACCTACACCTTGATAAAAAGCACCAAATAGAGCTTTATGTACTTGGATATAGACAACAGGGGCTTGAGGTAGAAAATGCCGAATATTGTATCATAGAAAGGTTGGGTGGAAAAGAGTGTTTTAACGGCGGCGGTAGAGAAAGCCTGTCGGTCGGAAAAGAGATATGGTACGAACCTTACAGTTGGGATGAAGAACGTTTAAAAGATACACATAAAATGATAGTGGAAACGGTCAAAAAAATAAGTTCTCTCTATTCCACCTATCTAAAAATATTCGGATGAAAACCGTCAAAAATTAACTTATTTGGTAAGTATAAAATAAATACGTATCTTTACCAACCATTTAAAAATAAACGAGGGGTGCCCCCAATCCGAGCGCCCCTTTTTCGACTTTGGGCACGAGCTATAAACAATAAAAGTTTTGTAAATAAAAAGAAAGAAAATTCAAGAACAATAACAAAATCAGGACATGCAATTTTTAAATTTAGTTGATTAAAATGAGTAAAGGAAAACAATTTATATCGGATCTTAAATTATACAGTGATTATTTAAAATTCGACGAGGATAAAAAAAGATATGAAACTTGGGAAGAGGCTTGCGATAAAGTGCTCAATACTCACACTTTAAAATACGGTAAAAAAGTTGAAAAATACATAGAAGAGGTAAAACCATCTTATTACAATAAAGAGTTTTTAGTATCTCAAAGAAACTTACAGTTCAGGGGAGAATTGATTTTAAAAAATAACAGTAAACTTTATAACTGTTGTGTTTCTTATGCGTACTCACCAGATGTTTTCCACAAAGGGTTTTTTGTGTTGTTATCGGGTACGGGACTTGGTGTTTCTATGAAGAAAAAGTTTATTTCACAATTACCTAATCTTTCAAAAAGAGGGAAAGAAGTAAAGGTATTTGAAATCCCTGATAGCATAGAAGGTTGGGCAGAGAGCGCCAAAGTACTTCTGAGTTCTTATTGTGAACACCCGTCTTTATATAAAGAATACTATGGTTACCAAATAAAATTTGACTATTCAAAAATACGTCCAAAAGGCGCAATGATAACAGGAGGGTTTAGGGCCCCCGGGCCAGAAGGATTGAAACAGTCCCTTGAAAGAATAGAGGGTCTTTTAAACAGTTATATAGGCGAAGAAGAGTCAAAAGAATTCAAATCAATTGTAGCTTATGATATATTTATGCACTTGTCTGATGCCGTTCTTTCAGGAGGGGTGAGAAGAAGTGCAATGAATATTATTATGGATGAGGACGACCAAGACCTTTTGAACGCGAAAGTGGGAAATTGGAGGCAGACACATCCATGGAGAGCAAGGAGTAATAATTCTGTAGGGTTACTGAGAAACAATTTTACAAAACAACAGTTTAATGATTTTGTATCTCTTAACGAGGGAGATAATGATTTGGGATTTGTATTTATGTCACACGAAGATGATATGTTCAACCCTTGTTTCGAGATCCAATTTAATTTTTATAGTAAGATAAAGGATAAAACACAGGCTGTCTTTCAATTCTGCAATCTTTGTGAGATAAGTGCATCTGCATGTTCGGATACAAAAGGTAATTTCAGTGAAGAAAAGTTTTATGAACTTTGTCGTACGGCTTCTATAATAGGAACCCTACAAGCAGGTTACACATCATTTCCCTATCTTGGAGTACAAACAGAAGAAATAGTAGCAGGAGAGGCTTTATTAGGGGTTTCTATAACGGGATGGATGGGTCGTCCCGAACTTTTCAACGAAAAAATACTTAAAAAAGGCGCAAATATAGTTAAGGATACCAACGAAGAGGTGGCAAAAGTGATAGGGATAAACCTTTCCGCAAGGTCAACGACCGTAAAACCATCAGGTAATGCTTCCGTTATCCTACAAACACCTTCTGGTATACACCCAGAGCACTCGGAGAGATATTTTAGGATAATGCAGCTAAACAAGGACAGTGAAACGGCAAAATGGTTAGAGGATAATAAGCCAGAAATGTTGGAAAACTCTGTATGGTCAAGTACAGGCACTGATTATGTAGTGTACTCGCCTTGTGAAAATCCACAAGGAACTTTGTACAAAGAAGAAATACAGGGCGTAAAACATCTAAAACTCATAGAACTCGTACAAAATTCGTGGGTAAAAGAGGGTAAAAGGGAAGAGTTATGTTACGTGCCCACAACTACCCATAATGTTAGTAATACCGTTATTATTGACAATAAGGATGAAATAGTAGATTATATATTTGATAATCAGGATAATTTTAGCGCAGTATCTTTTTTGTCTATTTTTGGAGACAAGGATTATAACCAAGCCCCATTTACATCTGTACTTAACACAGAAGAGATTATAAAAAGATATGGTGACGGAGCTATTTTTATGTCAGGACTTATTGTAGATGGACTGCATTATTTTGATGGAGACCTGTGGAAGGCCACTACTCATGTATTAGATAAAAATTTACCTATTGAAGGATCAAGAGCACAAGTACTATTAAAAAAAGACTGGATAAGGAGGGTTAAAAAATTTAGCACCAATTATTTCAAAAAGGATATAAATGAAACTATTTATTGTATGAAAGATGTACATCTCTGGCATAAATGGAATACTATAAATAAAGGTTTTAAATTAATAGATTTTACCGAAATATTAAAAAAGCCAAATTATACAAATGTTGATTCTACGGCAGCAATAGCCTGTTCCGGCGGGCAATGTGAGATAACTTTTTAGAATATGTACAGTTATTTAGGTAAAGAATGTTGGATATACACTTTGTATGTAAATCAATAAAACCGTTAAAATTTTCATAAAAACAAGAGGGGTATAGCAATATATCCCTTTTTTGTTGTATCTTTACCAAATAAATATATAAGGTATGAAATCAAACATAGGATTGGTAATTAAAAAACTCATTACTGAGGATGGTTATCATGTAGGACATTTTGTAGACTTTCCCGGATGTATAGTACAGGCAAAAACTGCGGAGGAATTTGAGAAAAAGGCAAAAGAGATTGGGCTTTTATTTTTGGATTTTCTTAAAACATCAATAGAGAACGAAAAACTTGAAATAATTATTGTTAAAAAAGAAGAAGAATATTTTTCAGATTAAAATACACGTAAATGAAACTCTTTAAATTCAGCCGGGAAAAACTTGTATACGAGCCCGTAAGATATTGTTACAGCATAAAGACGATTGCTTTTTTGGTACTCTTTATATGCGCGATATTCTTTGCCTTTATGCCCACACCAACGGTCGAATACATAAACGGCGAAAAGGTGGTATCCATAGAGCACCACGACAAATTTTCGGAAAAGAAGTTGGTAGAGGCATTGAAAGGACTCAACCTTAAAAATGAGCGGATAGTCTATGCGCAGATGAAGCTCGAGAGCGGTAATTTCAAGAGCTATAAATTTCGGGAACTAAACAATCTGATGGGGATGAAACTGCCAAGGAACCGCCCCACAACGGCAATAGACAGCGATAAATCGGGATACAGCATATATCCCACTTGGAGGCACAGTGTATATGATTTTGGACTCTATTACGCCGCCTATACAAAAGACCTGAACAGACAACAATATATACAGTACCTGCGCGACCATTATGCCGAGGACATAGATTATGTAAGCAAAATTATGGTGATAGCGGACAGTGAAGAAACAAAAAAATTATTTGAACAATAAACTATGACAAAAAACAAAAATTGGACAGGTAACAGCAACAGCATCTATAAAACACTGGGTGCAAGCAACCATACAGAAGAAGAACGACACCCAGAAGACTATTATGCAACTGACCCTCGTGCTGCCGAAATGTTACTAGAAATCGAAAAACTTGATGTAAACATAATTGAACCCTGTGTTGGTGAAGGACATTTAGCACAAGTATTTTTAGACAAAGGGTATGGGGTACGTACATACGACATAATTGACCGAGGTTTTGAAGGGACAATAGTGGCAGATTTTTTAAAAGAAGATTTTAAAGAAAAGTTCGATGCTGATATAGTGACCAACCCCCCTTATAAATATGCAAAACCTTTTGTAGAGAAATGTTTAGATGTAGTATCTGACGGACACAAAGTGTGTATGTTTTTAAAAATACAATTTTTGGAATCCACAGGAAGAAGGGAATTATTTAAAAAATATCCTCCAAAAAGAGTGTGGGTTTCGTCGGCAAGAATTACATGTGCAAAAAATGGTGATTTTCAAAAAATGAAAGAATCAGGAGGATCTGCCGCGTGCTATTGTTGGATAATTTGGGAAAAGGGTTACGAAGGTGAAACGACCTTAAAATGGTTTAATTAAAAAATTATGTTAATTACTTGCATTTTTGTTTTAATTATTGTATATTTGTACACCAGACCTTTTGTAGATTGGGACAGGGACAACGAAGCTGTTTTTATCCACTACTATTGGCGCGGGAAAAGAAGAGTTTGTAAATATTATTACTAAAGATTATGGAAATAACATTTGAATTTGAGAGAACACACAGCGATAGATTCTTTGATTTTACAAAAGAAACAATTACACAAGATCAACTCTGTTTAATTATAGAAGACTATTTTAGACAAAAATGGGACGATGGGGTTTGGGGAATAAAACAAGGGTCGGTAAAAATAGAAAACATAAAACTATAATGGAGCTACAACTAAACAAAACATATATCTTCGACACCTACGATATTTATTCATCCGCGCCGTTTAAAGGTGAAGTAGAAGAACTGACAGAAACAACGGTTTTTATAAAAAACCTCGACAAAGAAACAAAAACAAGGTACAATTTTAAAAAATTCAAAGAAAAATGGAGAATAATGGAAAGTTTGTAGAAAAGGAAAAGCAGTACGACCGAGAGGAACGGGAACGCAGGGAAAGGGGCGAAAAACAAGGGTATCTTACATTCACCACATATTTTCCCAATCCACAAAAGAACTGGTGGTAACAGAAAAAATCATGGAGACAATAGAGGTAGACAAGGATCTGTTCAGGATAGCCGTCCGCGCACTTGAAATGAGAGTGGCCACGGATAGGGCTTGGGAAATGGAGATAGAGGCACTGGAAAAAATAGAAGAATTGTATGAAAGTAGAATTAATAAGTAAGACGGTGGGGGTAAACGGTTACTCCCAACTAATGAATGAAGAGATAGTGGCGGCGATAGCAAGGCACGGTACAATAAAAGAAGATAATGGAAAGCTTGTAAAATACCTTATGGAACATCGCCATTGGAGTCCGTTACAACATATTTCTTATGGTTTTAAAGTAGAGACACGTAGAAGCATCTCAGCACAGATTTTCAGACATCGCTCATTAAACGGGCAAGAGTGGTCACTTAGATATTCAGAGCCGTTGGGTTTTGAAGACATAGAATTAAGAAAAGAGCACCCAACAAACAGACAAAGTAGTACAGATGTTATAGGAACAATATCTGTAGACAAAACAGGTTGGGAATACGTAGGGGATTTTAATCATCCTGCCTACAACGCTATAGTAAAAGCCTCAGACGCGTTAGTTAGAATAGAAGAGGCTTATACAGCTATGGTGGATGCGGGCGTAGCAAAAGAAACGGTTCGGGATATTTTACCGTTGTGTACAAAAACCACAATACACATAACAGCAACACTCAGAGACTTATTAGGTTTTTTGAACGTTAGATGTGACGAGCATGCACAGAAAGAAGTGCGCGATATAGCTACAAGAATAGGCGAAGAACTGGAAAAAGAACTACCAAACATATTTAAAACAATAGATTGGAGAAACGGTATGTTTATGTAAATGAATTTTAAACTTTTTGGAATTAGCAGTATGATAGACTACATTTGATAAAAATAAAAATAGTAATATGAGCAGAGAAATAATATTGGACAACAACTACAGTATAGAGAACGACGCCAACAATTGGGTATTGGTACAAAAGGAATCAAAAATCGCCGAAAAGGGAAAGAACGCAGGAAAGCTATATGTGTCCGAGGACAGAAGATACTACAACAACATACAGCAGTGCCTACAAAAGTACACCGACGAATCGTTGAAACCCTGCAAGAGCGCAGATGAGATAATGAAGCGTCTTGAAGAAGTAGAAAAAGTTATCATAAAGGTGACAAGATAATATGAGGACAGTATTTGAGAGCGATGACCCGACAGAGATAAAAAGACTGTCAAAGTGCAACGACATGGCGTTTTTTATATGGGAACTTGTACACAACGGGTGGCGCGAATTTAAGAACACCGACTATGACTATCAGAAGTCGTGGGACAAGATAGACAAACTCTTGGAAGAGTACAATATTGACATAGACGATTTAGTTTGAGTGGGGTTTTTTATATGACGGAGCGTAAAACCCATTCATCAGCTTTGCTGTGGATGGGATGTAAGCGACTCCTTAAAAGTAAATAAACATTGCATTACGATAACCAAGTTTTGCATATTAAAAATATTGCTGTGTGGCAGGGACTGTCTCGCAGGGTAAACAAAAACGGGCGGTAGTCGTTCTGGTTGCAGAAGGCAGCGACCTCCCGAAGCACATTCATCTTTAGTGGATGTGTAGTTCACAAAATAACTGTGTTCAAGAAACATGAACAATAATAAAAAATGAACTTTTCTACAAAAACCATGAAAAAACTATTAAGAATAATACTGACACTCGCCGCCACATACACAGCAACGGCACAGACTTATACGCACGATTATTCAACGGAACCTACCTATATAGAGATATATTCCTCTATAAACGGTGTAAAGAACCTGACGCCGGACAAAATACTGAAACAGACAGGAAATACAACAGAGGTATATAATGTAGAGAACGGCATACAGCAAATAACGCCCGAAAAGGTGATTATTGGCAATGAAATTTATAACGTTACAAACGGTGTACGCGATTTAACGCCCGAGGGATATATAGAAGAAGAGGATGAAAACCAGTAGAAAATTAAAAGGGACTGTATTTTTGGCAATAGGGGCAGTCCTTCTGATACTACCTATATTGATATATAGGTGGTGGGCGATGTTTTTGTGGATTTTCCCTACCTTTTTCTTTGTGGCGGCGCACGGATATTTGACAGACGAATTTTTCAAAAATGAGAAGGACGTATAAAGGAAAGATAAAAACATTGCCAAAAAACGGAATATTTGTATTTGGCTCAAATACAGAGGGTAGGCATGGAAAAGGAGCGGCAAAAATAGCAAAAGATAAATTTGGTGCTATATATGGACAAAAATTCGGGTTACAAGGACAAAGTTTCGCAATAGTGACCAAAAACCTACAAAAAACCAAACATCCGAGCGTGTCAAAACTTTACATAACATCCCAGATATTATTCCTTTATCTATACGCCGAACAGAACAAAGATAAAGATTTTTATGTAGCTTACTCCGGTGAAGGTGCAAATTTGAACGGATATACACCAAAAGAAATGGCACATATGTTTGTTATGAGTGATGTAAAGATACCAGAAAACATAATATTTGAACAAAATTTTTTAAAACTAGGTGAGAAAGGTTAAAGGAATACTCTGTATACTAACGGCACTACTGTTCTTTATAGGTGTACCATGGTATGCAATAGAAACGGACAATTACTACAATTTGTTGTGGTGGTTTTTGACCCCGCTTTTCTATGATTTGGCAAAAGAGGGAATAGAGAGAATAAAAAATAAAGATAAAAAATATTAAAAAATGAGTTGGAGAGTAGACATAGGCATCGACGAACTGGCAGAGGACAGTTACAGTACAATAGTTTATGATGAGCTAACAGGAGATACCATTGCAACGGTGTATGGAAACAGTATAGAGGAAGTATCGGACCGCGCCGAGATAATCGCAAATTCAAATTAGAAAATGGAACAGTTTCAAATAACATTAAACAAAGACTTTAACCAAGGTGCCAACTTATTTGACCAAAAAGTTGTCATTGCATCCAAGCCTAAACATGTATATGATAAGTGGTGGCACAGAATAATGTACTACATCACCTTTAAGCAACGTTTTGTAGAGGGATGGGAGTATGAGGTAGAATTAAAATAATATTAAAACATGTTGAAATTACAAATACATAATGACGGCAAAAAGAAATGGCAGTCATTTGAAGCCAGATTAGATGAAAGTGAATCTAATGTTTATCTCAATGGATACGGTGAAAACAAAGAAGAAGCCATTTCTGAATTAAAGGCAAGGGTTGAGGATAAAATCAGAGAACTTCAAAGTATTGATTGGAACAATTTTGATTGGATTGCTTGGGACGGGACAATTTTGAAAAAATAACAAATATATGTGGCTGAACACAACATTGATACACGAAAAAGGCTATACCTTGACAGAAGTAATAGTTTTACAACTTCTAAAACAGAACCGCACCGAGGAACAGGGGGACTATATCGCCATGTACGCCGACGACGATATGTTTGAGAAATTTACCGAACAAGAACTGATAGCCACCGTTAAAAAGAAAAAGAAGTCCGATAGCGATTTCTCGGTACTGAGGTTGTCAAAGAAGGGGGAACAAATTTTAGAGGACGTACAAATCCCCGAAATTTCCCAAGGGGATCTGGACATGTTCGCATATCTCGAAAACATGTACCTACAGGATGAAGATAAAGAAAGAGTGGTGGGAAACAAGAAAAAAACAAAACAGCATTGTGCCACTTTTAGAAAATTATTGGGACTGACTTTACACGAGATGTATTGGTTATGTTGGCTGTTTTTAGACGAGTATAAATTTTCACGTCGACTTGAGTACATCTTTTTGGACAGCAATAAAAACCGTTACGGGTCTTTGGAAAGTAATATAAACGATAGCCCGTTATATCAGTTTTACGAAAACAACAGGCAACGTATCGAAAAGTTTTGGCAACAAAAAATAAAAAACAATGAATAAAAAAGAGGTTGAAGAAATAGAAAAAGAGGATGATTACACCCCATATTGTAAAAACTGCCATGCCTGTGGAGAAGACGGTTGCTGTAGCGCCTTAAATTGTGCCCGGGCAATAATGTTAAAAGGTAAGGAAATAAAAGATTGCCATTACTCCGAGACCTATTTTCAAGAACTACGGTTCAGGTATTATATGTTTGAAGAAATGTACGAGATTTTTGAAGACTATGGTAATGAGAAAATAAAACAGGAACTCGATAAAAAATACGACGAGATTTACGATAAAGTCTATAAAAATGAGTAAAAGACACGCAGAAGAGTGGACAATACACGATAGTTGGACGTTAGAAGGAAGACTAAAATGTTTCCAAACAATAGAACCACAAAAGAACTTCAACAAAGAACTATCCAAAGAAAGTACAGAACTGCGAGAAAGAAGAAGTAAACACCCTAAGATAACCTACATACAAATACAAAAAACACCTACACTAAAACTATGGCAGAAGAAATCCAATTGGATAAAAGAATAAAAAAAGTTGGAATCGCGGCAAAAGAAGCCTTTGCAGACCTAAGAAAAATACAGTACGGAGAAAAAAGACTTTTACGTACAGGGGAGGAAATGATAGATTGCCATATAGGGTCACTTCTCGAGGGTGATGTTGTTTTGATAAGTGCCCCGCCCGGCGCAGGGAAATCCGAGACACTTTACAGAATGATAGAAAAGATAATGAGTAAAGATGTAAACCCCACTGCCGACAACTTCTGTTCTCTTGAGTTTAATTTGGAAATGAAGATGCTAAACCGCCTCTTGCGATCCACACACAATTTACTGAACAAAAAGAAATCTGAAATACTTTTCAACAAGTTTAATGAAGAAGAGGCGTTAAAGGTAAAAGAATACTATGAAAATTTACAGGACGATAGAAGATTTGTGGTACAGGAACCTGTCAGTGCTGATGAATTTTATAACATGGTCGAAACCTTCGCCACACTCCACAAAGATAGGGATGCAATACTCATAAGTATAGACCATTTATTGTTGCTGACAGGCACAGATAAGCAAGCAGTATTAGAAAAAGTCAGTGAGTATATAAACCTTCTTAAATTAAAATTTAACAATCTGTATTTTATTCTACTCTCGCAGACCAATAGGATGGTACATACAACGGTCAAAGAACGGTCAAACGACATGCGTCCCAACAATTCTTGGATATTTGGTTCATCTTTTATGGAGCAGTTGGCGTCCTATATTATAATACAGACAAACCCATTTAAACAAGGGGTGTCAGAATATCTGTCGGTCTATCCAGAGAGATACGAATATCTTGAAAAATATTTTACCGAACCAAACAGTAAAGGAAAAGTTTCATTTAATACCTTGGGTAATCTTTTTTATGTGGTCACTAAGACACGGGAATCTGATGATTTTACGCGGGATCTCTTTATAAAAGAAATGGATTTGTCAAAAGAACAGTTGGAAAAAATGAAATCCGAGGTAAAAGAAGAAGATTTTGTATCCAACCTAAAGGCACCTGTTTTTACACAGCCAGACCCAATGCCCATATTCGACAGCGCCAAGTTTAACACCTCTCCAAAGGACGCTTTCGGTGATGATGAGGAAGAAGAAAAAGACAACACTCCATTTTAAAATTTTGTTAAACCATTTTTTCTTTACGGCGATTTTTGTATCTTTACAGTATGAGAAACTATAAAAACTTCCAATATCCATACACCTGTCCCGAAATAGACAAAGGTATGTCCCAGTTTAGGGAAGAATCGGAAAGTATTTTTAAAAGTTATTTTGAATACTTTTTAGAAAATCCACAGAATATTGAACAGATGTGCTCGGACGTATCGGATGAAATATACACATTGTTTGAGCAACAGTTTGAAAAAATAAGGGAAGCCAATACATCTATGCGCGATTATGCGGAAAGTGAAATAACCGACCATTTGAACAGGATTGATGAACTTGAAAATGAAGTTGATTACGAACAAAAGGAAAAAGAAGATTTTGAGCGAAAGGTATCGGAACTGGAGGATGAGATAATTGATCTGAAAGAGGAAATAGAAAACCTAAATAACGAGTTGAACGAAGCTATCGTATGAAAACAAAATTTAGAGAAATTTTTAAAGACTGTGTATTACCAAAAAGAGATGTACCATCACTTGATTGGCAACTCGGTTATTTGGTGGGGGAGTATATCGTGGCGACACAATTGCCCACACTATCAACAGATATGTTGAAAAGCGGGGTCGTTATCCAAGTGGAGCAAGACCTTGAGCAGGAGTGGGAACGGAAAAACAAGGAATACCGCGCCCTAAAATTCGACACGTAGGAATCAAACAAAAAATTCTACGAAAACTTGGCGTGGTACAAAAAGAACATAGAGCAAAAATACCTCGAAAAAGAGATTTCAGCCCTTGTACCGCGCGTTGACCCGCAAAACACAGAAGAGTTCCAAAAAGGGATAGAAAACGCTTTATGGGACTGTGATATGTCGCACTATAAGTTAAAAGAAGTGCCCCCAAATAACGAACTGGACGTAAGAACGGAAATAATACTGCAATATGAACCATAGAGAAGAACGCTTGGAACAAACACCCTTTGGATACATCTATTACCCCGATGTGGACAAACATCCACTCAACATACAATGCGAGGTAACAGAAGGGAACATAACGGTAACAGTTGAAAAGTACTACCGAGGTAAGGTTACAAAATCCTTGACAAAAAGAAGTGCTGTTATACAAAAAATGACACAACAACAGATAGAGGCTTATATAATGGACGTGGTGGACGCGTTTATGGAAAATTAAAACCAAAAATATTATGAAAACGATAGGAAGAACATTAAAAAACAAAGAAGGTTGGAAAATAGAGATATATGGCGATGAAACGGATAAAAAAGTATGTCTGCTCGACCATGATAACGAAACGATATTTACCTTTTCGGACGAAGAAGAGGTAAAAGATTTTGCCGATATATTGATAGAGATGTTGAACACTTTAAAAGAATAATATGGAAATAGAGTTAAAAGCGGGGCAATACTTATTGAACTCAGAAACGGGGAAGGTAAAGATAGACCTCGGTAACATAAAAAGGGATGTAGAAAGATACGCCAACATATACCTCAATATGATTGATGAGGAAGACTGTGAGGAATGTAACGATAATTATGCGGATATAGCAGATTATGATGACAATGACCTGTTGTTGGAGCTAAGATGCAGGGACCTACCAACAACAAACCTATATTACCCGCACAACAGCATAAGAACGAACGACGCGTACGAAAAGCTACTCGAAAACATAGAAAGGGTACCGATAGAAAAGATAGAGCAACTCTTGGAAGAACATAATATATTTTAGGTATGGAAACACAACACGACTATGTATTGATAGCGCTGATGCTCATGTTGTTTTGGGCATTAGGGGTGCCGATATTTAACTGGGCACTCACTTTGATACCAAAAAAATACAGGATAAAAATACCGCCGCCAAAAAGGTACAAAAATAAAAAATCACCTATATATCAGCTTAGACAGGGTATTTTTTCAAGTTTTTATTCTATACAAAAATGGGAGATTGGTTGGACGGATGTTTATGAAAATAAAGGTTGGTACATACTTATACCATTCTCAGGATTTTTTATGCACAAAAGGTATATACTTCTCAACGATACCTATGGGGAGTATACCAAAAAAGATATAGAGGATAGCTATCCCGAATTGCACGATATCGCCGCCACGTATGAAAAATACAAAAAAGAAGCGGAGAAAAAGTACAGAAACTTAATGAAAGAGGAGGACCTTTTTGAAAACACTTTGAAAGACATAAACAGCGAATTTTTGGAAAATTATGAGTAAGATAGGACAAAAATACATAAGCTTAAACGAAGAGATAGTACTACAATGCGCCATATCTTATGGCTTGGGCAGAATGACCTATGTAGTGGGCTCGATATGTGATGAACTGATAAGGTTACAGGACAGGTTGTCCGAGCATTTCAAGGAAAACGTTTCAAGGAAGATACAGGAGTACCAGACCAAGCACGGAAAGGCGGGAATGGATATGGACAATGACCAGTGGAACTACATAAAATGGCTGTTCGACAAATCCCGCCACGTAAAAATAAAGGCACAGAAACACAATACCGATGAATGGATAGAAACAGTTGCCGTAAAAGGTGAAGATGGTGTATACTATACTTTTGAAGGGAGAAATAAATTTTACCACACAGTAGAAGAATTATAAAATTGTTGCGTAATCTAAAAATAAGGAGTACATTTGTAGAAAATAAACAACGTTGAACATATTTTAACAATGTACACGAATAATGAACAAACAAAAATTATGAACAAGGCTTTGATACAGAACGGAATTATCACACCTGACGGGACAGTGTTGATGTCCTCCCACAGACACGATTATGTAGAATACACCGATAAAAACGGACAACAGTACATGGTGGACGGTGGCAGGGATTATATACGCAGGAACGCAACGTCCCCGAAAGAGGATTTGACATTGTACGATACGGACGATTTTAAAAAGGTGCGGGAAAAACTTATGCGCGGGACTTACGGTAAAAACCAAGACGAGGATTTTAGACACGTAAGATTAAAGGATATAAATGACCAATGGCTCGAAGCACTCATAGACTACGAGCAAAAGAACCGCCCCGAAAATATCTACCTACCATATTATATAAAGGAAAAAGAATGGAGAAAATTAATACACATAACCCATGGCACTAAAAAGGGTATAGTGCAGGAGAAGACACTAAAAATTAAAAAATAATGGAAATATATGGAACAGAAACAGAACAGTTCACGACCTTTCTAAAATATCCGCATTATAAAAAAGGCGATGTATTTGGTGTAAAAGGAAATGAACTTATCGTGGTCGAAAAACTACCGGCCGAACACTTTTTTGCCTATAAGGTAGCCTATCCCGCCCTTATAGACGATGAGCTTGAGAACGCCCTACAACATTTCAGATTTCTGCGAAAATATAACCTTGTATGAACGACTTTAGAAAACTTGCACTACAATATATAGAACAGGGATTTTCGGTGATACCCGTGGATGCCCTGAAACAGCCTACCATAAACTGGACAAAATACCAAACAACACCTATGTCCGAAACAGAGGTTGGTAAGTACTTTAAAAACGTACACGGAATGGCACTTATATGTGGGGGAAGTTCAAAAGTAACATGTGTTGACATAGATCTCAAATACGACACCACTGGAAATCTCGTGGACAGATTAAAAGAAAAACTTCCAGAAAGCCTTTTGAGAAAGATGTGGGTACAAAAGACGCCATCGGGTGGGCTCCATTGGGTATTCAAGTGCAGTGTGGTCGAGCACAACCAAAAACTCGCAAACAGGCTCACCACGCCGGAGGAAAAACATATTACCTACACTGAGGCATTCAACAATATAAGGACACGCCCTATGGCACTCAAAATAGCGTCCAATGACAAGGTAAAGGTACTTTTGGAGACCCGTGAAAATGGTGGGTATTTTTTATTGGCACCAACAAAAGGTTATGAAAAAGTATATGGCAAATTAAGAGAGATAACCCCAGAGGAAAGAGAGATGCTGTTTGAGGCTTGCAGGAGCTTTAACGAATACATGGAACCTTCAAAAAACTATAAACTTACAAAATACGCCGATAGGGACGTAAACCCATTTGAGAACTACAACGAGAGGGGGGACAGTCTCGGACTGTTGATAGACAACGGTTGGGAGATAGTGTCAGAGAACGGTCACAATGTAAGGATGCGGCGTCCCGGGAGCCCAGATAGCAAATCATCGGCACTGTTTGACAAGGACACAAGGATTTTTAACGTCTTTAGTACATCAACGGTGTTCGAGCCCAATGTGGGATACACGCCCGTAAACGTATTTATAAAAATAGAGTGTGACGACGACACACAGTTGGCATACGAGAAATTGGTTGAACAGGGATTTGGTGAAAATGTATAATTTAGACAAAGTTTTTATTGTAGATACAGAATTTGACGGACTATTGCCCGAACTTACAAAGATGCACGTACTTTCAGTAGCTTGGAAGGATATGGATGAACAATGGCAATTAAAATCTACTAATAAAAAAAGTGATGTAAAAAAGATTTTTGAAAATCCAAAAAATATTATTGTAGGGCATTATTTCTTGGGATTTGACATCCGGGCAATAAAAAAAGTTTATCCAGATATACAAATAAAAGCATTTATAATAGATACCCTACCATTGAGTTGGTATCTATATAATGATAGGGCGTTGCATGGATTGGATTCTTGGGGGACGGACGTTGGTATAGAGAAGCCAAAGGTGGATGATTGGGAAGGTCTTTCCTATGAAGAGTACAGGTTTAGATGTGAATCCGATGTAAAAATAAATACAAACATATGGATAAAATTTCTTAAACTGTTGCGGGAACTATATAGTTCCGATGAAGAAATTATTTCTATAATAAAACACTGTAATTTTAAAATAGAGTTGCAAGTGATTCAAGAGGAAAACAAGATAAAACTTGCAGTAGAGCAATGTAAAAAAAATTTAAAATTTTTAGAGGGAGTCATAGAGGAAAAAACAACGGAAGTCTCCAAAATAATGCCAAAGGTAGCAGTTTCTATAAAAAAATCAAAACCTAAAAAACCTTTTAAACAGGATGGCACCCTATCGTCCATAGGTAAAAAATGGTTCACCATGCTTGAAGAGATGGGGTTGCCTGAGGACTACAACGGAGAGGTAGAAGTAATAACTAAATATATAGAGCCAAATCCACAGAGCAATACACAGATAAAAGATTTTCTTTTCTCAAAAAACTGGAAACCAAAAATATTCAAAGACGGCGCGAACGGAAAGGTGCCACAACTAAGGGATGACGACAAAAACCTATGCTCCAGTATAACAAGCATGTTCAAAGATTACCCAGAACTTGAAAACCTTGAGGGACTGTCCGTTGCACAACATAGGGCAGGCTATTTAAAAGCATTTCTTGAGACTATGGACGAGGATGGATATGTAACGGCGTCTTGGATGGCAATGGCAAAGACATGGAGGGTAAAACATATCAAACCTATTGTCAACATACCTGCGAACAACTCCCAATATGGAGAGCTTATAAGGTCAACCCTCATTGCACCAGAGGGAAAGGTGTTTGTAAATGCAGATTTAAGTTCTTTGGAAGATAAGACAAAGCAAATAGGTATATATGATATAGATAGGGAGTATGTCGACCAACTGAATGTTCCGGGATATGATGCACATTTGACCATAGCATTAAGGGCAGGTTTTATGACCGAGGACGAGGTAAGTTTTTTCAAATGGTACAAAAGGAAAGACAAAAGCAGAGATGATTCAGATTTTCCAAAAAGTTTTTCCAACCTTACGGATAAAGAAATGTCAGAGACATTTGACAAACTTGTAAAGACAAGGTCTGGCGCAAAGACCACAAATTACGCGGCCACCTACAAAGCATCGGCCAAAAAGATAGGGGAAACGGCAGACCTACCCTTAAAAGAAGCAAAAATATTCCATAAAGCATACTGGGACCTCAATTGGAGCATATTGAAGCTAGAGGATTCTTTTAAGACAAAGTTCGCTGATGGTAGAGAATGGATATACAGTCCCTTTTCAAAGACTTGGTTGATACTCACAGCCCAACACATAAAGTTTTCGGCAGTCAACCAAAATTTCGGGGCAAAAGTATTTGACCTATGGGTGTATTTCCTTATACAAGAGGGTGTTAAGCCTATAATGAGCATGCATGATGAGGTCTCTTGGTACATAGATGAAGGACAGGAAAAGGAAACGGAGAAGTTGGTAAAAAGGGCAATAGATAAAGTGAACAGAATATTTAACCATCCCATAAAGTTTGAAGCAGAGCCTGAGTTTGCAAAATCGTATGGGGACGTTCACTAAAAGTTAAACTTTTCACAATAAACTTGTACGTTCCTTTTTAAAGGTGTATCTTTGTAGGGAGAAAAGATGCTGTTTTTAGGGGTGTTTTTTCACCTTTTTTCTTTATGCGGCGGATAATTAAAACTTATAAAATATGAAAACACAATTGATAATGTTGGAGACACCTATTATTGTCTCTGATGAAGTGATAAATAAAGGAGATTGGACTATTACGAATATTACTTTTAGAGAAGATGGTACTGATGAGTTTGAAATTTCTATTTGTGATAAAGATGTACCTATTAAACCTAATAGATGGCGTAAGAAAATCATAGCAGGAATTGAAGGTCTGCCATCAATAGATTGGAATGGTCTTGAAGAAGAGTTTGGATGGGTTGATATCAATAAATTAGCTAAAGAATTAGATAAAACTAAGTATAGAAACTTCAAAAGAGAATACACTTTAAAGGAAACTTATGAAGGAATAGAAGATGGTTTTATTGAAGGCTTCAAAAAAGCACAATCTCTTAATGAGAAGAAGTTTAGTTTGGAAGAAGCTAAGTTAATTTGGTTTGCTGGACAAAAATATTGGGAAACTTCGAGGGATTCTATAACATTTGATGAATTAGTGGAAAGAAGAAAAGAGCTGTTACAATCACAACCTAAAGTATTTGATATTGAGGTTCAGATGGAATATTGGAAAGAATCTACTATTTATGACCAACCAGATAAGTCATTAGATAATCCAAAACCAAAAATAACAAACAACTCAATAAAAATAATCAAAAAATTAAACTAAAAATTATGAAAGATTACAGAACTATAGTAGAGGTTATAAGGAGTCTTGTGGGAAGCATAGACCCCGTTGCCGACGCGTCCGTTGATAGGGAGCGTATGGAGAACTTGGAAAAGATGTTTAACATACTGAGCGAACTGTTGTACGACGTAAACTATATTGCCCAAACACATTCGAACAGTCAATATGGTTCGGCAAGGAAAATAGGACAATATGCGAAAAAACAATTAAAATTAATATTTGAAGATTTAAAAGAAGATGGTTATGGAACTGAAAATTAAAAACAACATATGGCTGTTCCTGTACAGGATGTGGACAGGAAAGGCAGAATCTTTGCCGAACACGATATGCCCTCTTTTTTGGGGCGGAATAATGGGATTTTTTACAATAATTTTATCACCTCTTTTTATACTGTTGTGTATCTTGATATGGGTGTTCGGTAAGTTTAAAGAACCTTTTATAGAAATAAGGGAGGATCATTTTGAGGGAAATGGTTTGATATTTATAGGATACAGCTCTCTTTTTACCTTTTTAATTTTTATGTCAGAAATTGCAGGTTTGGGCACATTAGGATATATTAATGATAATGGGACTATGTTACATACAACACCTTGGTATGTATATATTTCAGTTTGGTTGTTTTGGCCAGCACTTATTACCATTTTAGGTTTTTTGATAGTCGGCGTAGGTGGATTATTTAATTATTTTAAATACAGGGGTATAAGATACAAAAAACCTTCCGTAGCTTCGCAGGGAATAAAGGATTTTTATAACAAATACTGCACGAGGATAGAATGGAAGTAAACAAATTACCACAGGGTAGTAAAATATTGTTTAGTGGTATAGTCGGTAGCCAAGCTTATGGGTTATCTACTACTGTATCAGATGTGGATATAAAAGGTGTTTTTCTTCAATCCAACAAGGACATACTTTCCAATAAGTACATACCGCAAATAGATGAGGATAGTGATACGGTTTATTACGAATTGAGACGTTTTTTGGAACTCGTGTCGGTAGGAAACCCAAATGTACTTGAACTTTTATACCTGCCCGACCACTGTATATTGAATACATCACCTGAATGGCAGTACATAAGCTCTTTTAAAGAAGACTTTCTGTCAAAGGAGTGTTATGGAACATTTTCTGGGTATGCCCGAACACAGCTAAAAAAGGCATCCGGGCTCAACAAGAAATTCAATTTTGAGAAATCCCGCACCGAAAGAAAGGACATAATTGATTTTTCAAAGATCGTGGACAGGGATACGGGAAAAACCTTTAAAGTAAAAGATTGGTTAAAAAACAATGGCTACGACCAGTCCCAAGTAGGGCTTACATCAATAGACAGTTTCCGAGATTGTTATAAACTCTATACCGACGATATAAAATGGGCAAATGATAACCATAGATTTGACAATATAAGGTCAGAGGACAGACAATATCGGGGGATAGGTGACGTAGATACCAATGAGCCACGTACATCTATCATAGAAAAATACCGAAACAATGATTGGAAAGGTATTATGTACTGGAATAGGGAGGAATATTCTTCCCATTGTAAAGAGTATCGGGAGTACCAAAAATGGTTAAAAAACAGGAACGAGAATAGGGTCGCTACAAATAAAAAACATGGTCAGGATTATGATGGAAAAAACATCCTCCACACTGTTAGGCTTATTATGACGGCACAGGAAATACCCGTACAGAAAAAAATAAATGTAGATAGGACAAAGGAAAGAAATTATCTGTTGAATATAAAAAACGGTAAAGTAGACCTAAAAAATATAATAGCCGAGTGGTCACAAAAAGCGGAACAACTAAAAGAGCTTTACGATAAATCTGATCTGCAACAATCTGTGGATAAAGATTTTATATATAACATTGAACTTAAAATAAGAAAAAATGAGTACTTATAAAATAATACGGGACAAAGAAAAGTTATTGGAGTTTATAGATTGGCTTCCCAACCTTAAAGATTCGGAGCAATTTTACTATTCACTTTTTGCGCGCTCGAAGTATGATTCGACAAATATATTGAAATCGGACAAGGCGCAGCTCAAAAGGGGTACGTCCACAAAGGATAGGTTGTTCAAGAAAATACAAAAATTGGAGGTTCCTTTGGGGAGTTATGAAATAGACGGCACAGAGGTTCCAGAGGAGAGTATTGCCCTATACATAAACCCAAACCCAAGGTGCTTTAAAAAAGCTTCAATCGCTACATTAAAGATGATTGCAGACAATATAGGGAAAGATAGGTACCAAAATCCGCACTCCGTATCGTTGAACGCTATTCAGGTTAGCAAAAGCAGGACTTTTAGGGTGGATTTTGATTTTGATATACCAAACCCCCACTACGACCGACATATAAAGGATATAGCTTTTGAATCCACTGGCAACAAAGAATGTTTCGATATTATCAAGACAAGGGGCGGGTACCATGTACTGGTAGAACCATCAAAAGCAACGGACAAAATGTGGCACCAAAAATTGACAAAATTAGGCTCACCAGATCAAAAAGGGGATTTATTACTTCCTGTCGTAGGATGTTGCCAAGGAGATTTTATCCCCCACTTTCTACGGTAAATTGACAAATTTGCCCGAGTACGCAAAAAAACGTACCTTTGCCCCCAAATCTAAATGAACATGAAAAGGTTATTAAAAGAAAAAAACATTGAGCTCCTTGTTATGGGGCTTGTATTCTGCACACTTGTCATTTTTAAGATTACGGGCGTCATAGACTGTCTGTGGGTGTGGGTATTCGTTCCCATATGGTTTCCAACTATTGTTTTGGTGTTTCTGGCCACACTGAGCTTTTTGCTTGCCGGGATATTCCAGATAATGCCAAAAAGGAGACCTAAGGAATGACTTGGATAGATATTTTTCTTGTGGCGGGTTTTTCCACTATAATCCTCGCCGCGATAATTTATGCTTTTATAGCAACCAAAAATGACAATTGAACGATAAAAACCGACACGTCAACGGGTTATTGACACATAAAACTAAAAAATGTTCAAAAGATTTTCAATAAAAAAAGAACCCTCGCAAAGGGAAAGACAGGTAAAAAGTATAGTAGAGGGATATATGGACCAATATGGTTCGGTGGACCATGTGGACGCCATAGTCGCGCCAAGGACATCAGAGGACGACTACCTGATACTCGACAAAAAGAACAAGGTGTACATATCAATAGAGCACCGCAACGTCACCATATCCAACCACGCCTTTTTGTACCAAAAGGAATTCACCTTGGAATATGTGGAGGGATTAAAAAAGATGGTGAGAAATAAAATCTCCGCGGAGAGACAGAAACTCAAAGAAGAACTTTTTAAAAACGAACAGGAACTTCTGGAAAAATTGGAAGGGTTCTCGGCACCAAAAACAGAAAAAACAGTAACCAAACCCCAATAAATGGAAATAAACTTAGATAGATTACAGGAACTCTACGAACAGGAGGACAACATTACAAAGGCAACAAAGAAGTATTGCCAAGAAACGGGCACAGAATACTCAGACAGTCTTAGAAGGACCTTTAGCAACAAGCTGAACAAACTGTCAAATAACGTTGACAATGATTTGGATAATGGTACGGAAACCGATACCAATCAGTACGGAAACGATAAAAATAAACAACCACATTTTAGCGCCATAGGTCCTGATGGAAAACTGATGTCCATTGAACAATATTGCGAACATTATGGACTTGACCAAGATAAGATAAGAAGTTACAAACTTGTCAGCCATACTGGGGTGCCTTATTTCAACATTGCGTTCTATGAAACAGTTGTTGAATCACAAGTAACAGAAGAAGAATTCAAATCTCTTATAGAAAAAGAGTTGTCTGTTATAAAATATTCACCCTTAGTCAAAGAGGGTTCGGGAACAGGAGTAGTCAAGGTGGCAGATTTTCATTTAGGAAGCTATGTAGAAGGCTTAATAAGAACTAAAGAGTTTTCTATAAACATTCTTGCCCAAAAGTTAAACAAGGCAGCGGAAGAGATAAATAAAAGAAATTACCGACTTGTCCATATCCACATACTTGGTGATATTCTGGAGACTTTCACGGGAACCAACCATAAAAATTCTTGGAAAGGTTTAGATAAGGCAATGGTGGGTGCGGAAGCGGTAAAATTATCATGTAAAATATTACACAAAGATTTTCTGCAAAAGATAAACAATCTTGGGGATATTAAGTTAGTAGCCGGGAACCATGATAGGGTAACCTCTGACAATAAAGAAGATGTTCAGGGGGATGCGGCCAATCTTGTTGGTTGGGGCCTCGAACTTATGGGATATAGTGTAGAATTCAATCCTCTTGTAATAAAGCACAAGGTTGACGGTATTTGCCACATACTCACCCACGGGCACCATGTAATATCGAAAAGAAGTACAAAGCAATTATGTTGGGACTATGGTGAACAAGGCGCTTTTAATCTCATTTGTGAGGGACATTTACACTCCATTATAGAAAAACTGTCCATATCACAACGTGAAAAATTCCAGACTGTACGTGACGATGCCGTTGACCACCGTAGAATGAACTGCCCAAGTTTTTTTACAGGAAATTTTTATAGTGAGGCTTTGGGTTACACCTCTCAGAGTGGATTTGTCATTACTGAGGATAATGGGGAAGGTATTCCTAATGTGTTTTATTATGCTGTATAGAAATTGACAAATTTGCCAAGCTCAAATTAAATTTTTAGTCTTGTTTTGTGAGTTGCAGTTACACAAATCTTTAAAGAAATTATCACCCCTTGTCTTAAAAACTATAACTTCTTTGGCGAGGGTTTTTATTTAACAATTTATGGGAAAAAATTATTATATTTATAGACACACAAAACTTTCAGACAACGAGGTATTTTATATAGGTTTAGGTTCTTCGGATAATTATTTCAGATCCCCAACTACATGGTATAGCGGACCAAAACAGTGATTCTGATTATATAATCGTATTGAGCAACGATTTGTACAGTTATTTTGATACAAAAGCCATTTATTTACCAAATATCCATTCATATCAGTTTGATGATAATAAAAACAATACCCAATATGTTCTTATGACCGAGAGACAGTTTTACTACAACCTTTTTAGCGGCGATGGTAATATGGTGGCAGATGTGGTACTTTTAAGCGGGGGATTTGAAGAGCCTTTGTTTTTGTGCAGTGGGTACAAGGTTATCAAAGGTTATCTTGGGGTTGCCCGGCGCGACCTTAAATTACATGGTAACAACGATAAAAAGAAATTCCACGCTCTGAGAAGTATGTATATGGCAGAAAAACTTATGGAAAAAGAGCTACCAACGGTAGGGGGAATACAACTTTTATATAAAAATTACGCAGGTTGTTACCTACCATCAACCGAGACACTGAACAAAAAACAAAATAATCTTAGGGGTAGATTAAACGATATGTTAAACAAAGGTGAGATAGATATGTACCCACATTTCAGAGAAGGTCAGGAACTTATTCAGATAGTGGTGGATACGAACAATATAAAAGAGTTTAAATATGATTAAAGGTAAATTAATATTATTGTGCGGGATATCCAACAGTGGAAAATCAACATTCGCTTCCACCACCGTACAACATAATCCAGACAGGTACATATGCGTCAACCGGGATAAAATAAGGGAACTTTTGTATGGATATACAGAACAGAATATTAAAGAATATTATTTTAGAAGTGACTTTAATAGACTTGAGGAACGAGTGTCCGATGTAGAGGAATCCCTTATATATATAAGTTTTTGGCAGAGGGTAAGGATGTTATAGTCGACGCCACTCACTTAAAAGTAAAATATCTGAACAGATTCAACGACTATCCAGCGGACAAGGAGATTATCTTCTTCAACATCACGTTAAAAGAGGCACTTATACGGAACAACTCTCGTAACAGGAAAGTCGACGAGGACATTATCATCAAACAATATAACTCTTATATTGATTTAAGGGAATTTTTAAACAAAAACAGATTAAAATTTAATTATGATATACAGGAAATTAATTCTTAGTGGAAAACAAAAAGTATTTTTTAGCTCTGATTTCCACGGTTACCACAAAAATATATGTAGAGGTACGACTACTTGGGACCTAAAAGAACATGGAGGACATGACTCTACCCGGGATTTTGCTACCGTCGAGGAAATGAACGAGTGTATACTAAAAGGTATAAACAGCACTGTCGATCAGGATGACTGGTTAGTTTTTTTGGGCGATTTTACTTTTGGCGGGGAGGAGAATATAAAAAAGTTCAGGGAAAGGGTACTCTGTAAAAATATCATTTACATATTAGGCAACCATGACTCGCATATAGCCAACAAGAAAGAGCACCAAGAGCTGTTTGAATCGGTACATAGCTATCTTGAACTTGTCGTATCATCGAGTAAATACGGAAAACAGACCTATAACCTTTTCCATTTCCCATTGGAGATATGGAATAAAGGGCACCATAACAGGATACTACTTTTCGGGCATTGCCATGGTAGCTTCCAAGGCGAGGGTAGAAGGATGGATGTGGGTATAGATAACGCCAAAAAGATACTTGGGGAATATAGGCCATTTTCTCAGGAAGATATAGAACGGTACATGAAAGGAAGGACATTCCAACAAAAGAGCCACCATAACAAAAACACAAACTAATTATGAAACCAAAAAACTACACAGAAAAGAACGGTAAAACAACCTATCACTACACTTTTAAAGAATTAAAAGAATTTCTCGAACACGGTTATAAAGAAGGTAACAACGGTTGGATAGTTACATAATTAAACGTCAAACAACGTCAATTATGTTTTATAGTCGAAACTAATGGCGTACTACACACCTCTATCGAGTACTGAAATTCCCCGATTGCTTTTCTTAAGATATTCAACGCCCCATTTAGGTCGGCATTGATTAACCTGTTTAACTTCGTTCTGAATAACCCACGCTTGACCCTTTTTCCTTTATACTCCACGTGATTGCGAATATCTTCGTTATCTAAAAAAGAGCATTTAGAAGTATAACTTTCTTCTTGAAGTATCACATTTATCCCTTCGAGTTTAGCTTTATATTGCAACATCTGTACGAACGTAGTATGAGGTACTTGAACAAAATTTTGATTATTCCTTTTACCGATTCTTATTTCTTTTTTCCACCCGTCATTTTTACCTATTACTAAGGTGTTAATATTGTTGAAAATTGAATGATTAATAATTAACCGACTTGCTTTGTGCAAATAATCTTTAATCTTGTTATTTCTTTTCAAAGTTAGGGACTTAATCCTCTTTGATGTTTTTTTATTTCCGTTTAAGTTTGATTTTAATTTTGCTAATTTTTTATTATAATATTGATTTATTGATTTTAAGGGTTTACCATTCACTATAACAGGTTTAATAACATTACTTCCTATTGTAGCTAAATTATTCAATCCTAAATCAATAGAGCAATATCTTCCATTATCTTCTTTCAGAATCTTCTCATCTGCTTCATACAAAACTTCAACTACAATATGATTTCCCTTGGGCACTATTCTTACTTGTTTAACATCTTTGACATTTGTTTTAATTAGTGTTTCACACTTGGAAAGTTTAATTAAACCTTTAGTTAACCACTTTTTAGAAACAGCTTGATTAGTATACACTACAACCTGCCTACCGTCTTTTGTCAAATATTTAGGTATTTTAACTTTACCAATCTTAGCTTTCAAACTACCAAAAAAGGATTTAAAATTTTGTTCTACTAATTTTAAAGTCTGTTGAGATACTTTAGATGGCAACGCTCTATAATCAATATTGTCTGTGGCAGACATTATTGATACGTTACTTACGTAACTTAAAAATTTATTGTTATTGAAGTAGTATTGTCTTACAGCATACAAACCTGCGTTATACAGATTTTTAGATAAATAGCACAAATTATCTAATTCTGCGAACCTGTTATCGGTTTCTTTAATTATATGTCTTTCTGCAAGAATCATTTATTCAACTCTTTTATAAGTTTCTCTGTATTTCTTTTACTTCTCCTTCTTCCATATACTTTTCTGTAAAGGGGTCTTTTCTATTGCACCAACAACCAATCCCAACCGTAGGGATACCAATCCGCTTCTTTTACGCTGTCCTGTTTCTGTGCGCCGCAGGAAGAAAAAAGGATAATCAACAGTACCAAAAATATCAATTTCTTCATAGTACGTATTTTTTCAATGCGTTTTATGTTAAGGTTAGTTCTTTTCCTGTTAAGCAGAAATATAAGTTTTGCAACTGATGGACGAATCTTAATGATTTAACACTTGAGTAATAATCATCAATTGAATCATACAGTCCTTTCAAAGATTCTTCCAACTCCTTTATCCTTTCTTGCATTTGCCTTGGAGATAGCCCTGTTTCGTTGGCTACGTTAAAGGCTTCGCATATTAGTTCTGCGTTTGCTTTTACCTCTTCGTCGGAATGAAATCCTATTG